CTCTCTTAGGAAGGTCCGGTGAAACAATTTCATGCTCAGCGCCACTTGCATCTTTTTCTATGCGAGAAGCACTATGACAAATTAAAACAAGCCCGTATCCTAATTGAGTGATTTTACGTAAAGAACCTTCAAATTCCTTTTTACAAGCGGCATACCCACCACCCCAAGGAATATCGCCTATTGCTTGAACTCCGTTTTGTGCACATATAAATTGTTCACATAAATTCCAAGCAATAGAAACAGTATCAATAACTATTGTTTCATAACGCTCTTTTGCTGCCGGTAAAGCAAGTTGTCTGAGTACTAATTTAAACTCAGACCATATTGGAATATCAGCTGCTAATACTTCGCCTATAGCATTATATCCCTTTTCAAAAGCTACTAAAAGTGATTTAGGGAATTGGCAAGCCGCAGTCGTCTTGCCACTTTTCAATTTTATTATCATAAGGGCTTTTTATCCCCTATTTCTTATAGTTTCCTATAAGTTTAGCATATCTTTTTTCTTTCATCTGTGAAAGAATGTAGTCTCGTGGAGAATTATATCATTTGAATTATTTTTTCAAAGTGGTCTTTTTTTCGTTTTAAATAAAGACTATCCGAAGTGTATAAAATATCTTTTATTTTTTTTGTAGAATTTGTAGAATATTGAAAATAATAATAATTGTTTTTTCTACTTGGAGAATTATCAACATGGATATTTACCTTTGGAATATTATATTGTTCGTATAATATATCTATAATCCATTGCAAAATTTCTGAGGTAGCTCCGCAAATTTGCCATCTAAGTGCTGATACCTTACCATTTGAATGTATAAGATTCACACTTCCATCTCCGTCAAAATAACCTCTAATAAAATCGATATAATATTTTGATTCGAGAGTCTTTGGTGGTTTAATGGTAAAAGTTTTTTGTGGTGTAATACCATAAATAGCTAAATCTTGCTTATGTTCCTTGGAAGTCCAGTGTAAATCAACTGTATCATAGCCGTCTTTAGTGGTACGTTCTACAATTTTATTCTCAATCTTTAATTCTTTTTTTATACGCTCTAAAATCTCTTTATCTTTAGAAGATAAGCCTATTTTAATTGTGTTATCAGAAGAGCTAACTGTACCATCTGCTGCTAAAAACCCAAGCAACCAAGCCATGTTGGAATTTTGATATTTAAAATATTCCTCATTCTTATATAGCGTTCGATTAATATTTGATACAACAGCCGCTTGTGAAAAATTTCTTATGGGAATATTATATTTTTTTAAAACTTCTTTAACTTTAGAAATATTTGTTTTTCCAACCGCTTTAGCACAATATAGCTGACCTCTATGTTCTTCAACATATAACTTTAAAATAATTTTTTCTTGTTCTTCTGTAAAATAGTTTCCCATCTGCGGGCAACCTCCTTTAATTCAAATGTTTATTTTCTCTATGCGTTGCGCGTGTCTTGGTTTTTAAACCAAGACTTCCGCTCTGATTACCATATCTTTAAAAGATTTAGGCTTCCAGATTTTTACTACAATTTAGACGTAATTAATTACGAATGGCCAAAAGTTTAGCCTTACCGTACAAAAGTACGTATTTTCCCTTTAAATCACGTGAGATAACAGATGGCTGTATGTTTAAAATATCTATAGCCATAGTTATTTACCTCTTAAAAACCAAGATTTCTGAACTTTTCGTTCTTAGTTGAAGCAGTAGCAGAAGCTGGGGTTTTCTTTTCTCTAGAAGAACTTTTTTCTTTTAATTCAGCAAGACGAACTTTTCTATCTTCAAGAGCCTTGTTCACTTCTTCTTCATTCATAGCAAATTCTCCTTCTAAAGGGGTTGAAGAACCACCAGTAATTAACAACTCGCTAACAGTGATTGTGCGAGTTTGTTCTTGAGGTTCACCAAAATCAACTTCAATTTTAATTGTCTCAGTACTTGAAGTGAAATTTAATTTACCACTTGCTTTAACTGTATCACCGGCATTCCAGTAATTAGAAACTGCATCAATAACTCCCTTATTTGTACAATGGAAAGGAACAACGTCTACTTTTCCACCATATTGAGAAATTATTCCTACAATTTTATATTTGTCTGTTTCTACCCCATCTTTATCTGTCTCATAACCAAGACTACCAACCATAAAAGTTGTGATAAAGCTTGCTTCTTCTTTGCATTCATCTTTGCGAATTTTTGTAACAAAAGAAGCATTAATACGAGGGAAAGATACAAGTTTATCATTTTGACCATAGTACTCATTCATAACAATAGTACCATTAGTAATACGAACTCTATCTGCAAGGTCAATACCGGCGGCAGCAATACTTGTAAATTCTTTTAAGATTTTAGAAATATTTTCATAGGCTGGATTCAAACCACCTTTGTTGGTAGTTTCTGTGGCAAACATTTGAATGGGTATTTCAAGAGTAGTTGGTGTACCATTAATATCCTGAGTTACTCGAATTTTAATTGAGCCACCAATAGCCTTTACGTCTTTGTCACCTTTTTTAAAGGTTTTTTCTTCTAAACTTATTTCTGAAAGAATGCCTTCAATTTTGCAACGATTTTCTGTTTGATTTAACATTTTTATTTTCTCCCTTTAAATTATTTGTTTTTTATACGTTTGTGTATGTGTGTGTGTATGTATGTTTTTTTTCGATAGGTGAAATAAGAGGGACTATAATTAAGCCCCTCTTTCAACCGGAGGAAGGTTAATTATTCTGCATCCTCTGAAGGAACAAAAGAATTACCAGCATCAGTAAGGAATACGTACTTAGTTGTTTTGTCAGAACCTTCGATTGCAACTTTCTCATAATCTACAAGACCTTTTGCGCGGGGACCTTTGCAGCCAAGAGTTGTGATAACCGGATTAAGGTGTTTTGCATCTGTATTAAGAGCTGTACAAAGCTCATCCATTGTTACTCTACCATCATTTTCCTTGAGGTAGTTGAATACTGCGGTTTGTTTTTCTGTAAGTTTCATAGTTTCTCCTTTGTCTGTTTTAGACTTTTTAAAATATTTTTTTTTGAAAGCATTCTTTAACTTTCTATATATATTATAGCAGAATTTCTGCATAATATCAAATTTTTTATAACTTGAAAATTTAAAAAGGTTATTGTTCCACTATCAACTACTTATCTGGTCCTCTTACCATAGCTTTTTTTAAATTTCCTTAACTTTTATATTTATATTATATCAAAAAATTAAAAATTAATCAAATTTTAATTTTATTTTTTAATAAATTGAAATTTGAACCACATTGTCTTGTTCTTGAAGTTTAATTGATTTATTGCCAAGCGCGCCTTTTGATAATTCTGGTACATCAGAAATGTCAAGCTTAATACAAGAACGAGTTGACGCGACAAGAATTTCTGTTTCATCATTAAGAGGATAAAAGTCTGCCATCCAGTCATTTTCAGAAAGCTTTTGTATTTTTGAACCTTTTGTATTTCGTGATTGAACATTAAATTCTGCGGCTGGTGTTTTCTTGAATAATCCATTTCCACTAATAGAAATAAAATACTTTGTAGTATCTGGAATGATTCTAACATTTTTTACATAATCGCCGTCATTAAGTTTAATAGCGCGGGCGCCACGTGAGACCCTTCCGATGGGATTAACATCTTTTGTTTCAATCATAACAAAATTTCCAGTTTCTGTTAAAATACCAACTTTTTCTTCATTAGTAAATATTACACTCACAATTTCGTCACCATCTTCAAGGGTTATAGCTTTTATACCCATTTTCTTTGTAACATTGTATTCAGAAATATTAGATTTTTTTATAAAACCTTTTTTAGTAAAAAATAATATAAAAGGTTTATCCTGACTTTGAGAAAGTACCGTCATGGCACAGATATTTTCATCTACTTTAAGAGGAACTAAATTATGAATACTATTTTTTTCACCTGTTGCCAATGTATTAGTAGAACAATTATAATAATTTCCATTATTTGTAAAAAGTAATAATGTATTATTTGTCTCAAGAGTAGCGGAACCTATAAAATATTCACCCTTTTCCATCTTTACTTTATTACCTACTCCACCACGTCTTTGAGTGTAAAGTGAAGATACCTCTTCAACAAATAATGTATTTTTATTGGTTAAAGCAACCTGAAGAAGTTTTTTCTCAACTGGCTCATTATTAGTATCGTCAAGATTAATTATTTTAGTGCGCCGAGCATCTCCATATATATTGGCGACTTCGCGCAATCCGCGTTTAATTTCTTCATTTAATAAATCGGGCGAACGTAATATTAAGTCGATTTTTTCTGCTTCTTGTATAAGATTTTGGCATTCAGTTTCTAACTTTTTGACCTCGAGATGCGCGAGACGACTAAGTTTCATATCAAGGACTGCTTGTGCCTGTTCATTATCAAGTAAGAAATTATTTTGAAGAGCAAGATTAGCCGCCGCGGTTGACGAAGATGACTTAATTGTTGCCACTACTTCATCAATGCGCGCGAGACAAGTTAATATCGGTTATTCTTATATTTCTATAAGACCTGACTATCTTTTACTTATCTTTATGATAAGGACACCATTTCGAGATGCGTATCAATAGCATCCCTACTCCTCCGATTCGAGGATAGTCGATACAGGTTACTTAGATTTTCTTGGATAACCCTTACGGATTGGATAATTTTCATTATCTTGTTTGTAAAGGTTACCATTATTTATGCGACTAATTGAATTATAAGAGCATCCATATAATGCCCCTATTTCTTTTTGTGTTACTTGATTTTCTTTTAATAATTGTATAATTTCAAGTGCTTCTTCTTTATTTAATGGGTTTCTACGTCCATTATGTTTAACTTGAATTGGATACGTATAAGGAAGTTCATTACAATAATTTAATTTGCCGAGATTTATATTTGCCACATAAGTATAACTCATACCACTTATATTTGCAATTTCTTGATAACTATAATTTTCTTGTTTTAATAATTCACAAACCTCTTGTATTTTTTCAAGTTCTGGAGCATTATGATTTTTTAAGCCTTGAGTACATTTTCTAATTGAATTATCTCTTAATGGATAGCTAAAATTATCATTTTTATATTTATGTCCTTGGTTAATTTGACCAATTGTTTCGGGTACAACATTATAATCTTTTGCGATTTCAATGTTACCTTCACCATTCAAAAGTCTTTGATAAATGATTTCTAAATCTTTATAAGTAAATTTAGACCATGGTAAACCTTTTTTAGAATGATAAGGCAAACCGCCACTTGTTAAGTTATAACCAAATTCTTTTTCATTAGAATGATAATATTCAATCCATTTGATTTCCGCGTCTGATAAAATACTATAATCTATGTTTTGAAAAATTTCAAGTAATTCAATTTCAAAGTCATTAATATTATTATAATATTTTTTTAATGCTAGATCACAGGCATTTTCTTTTGTTCCCCAAAAATGCTCGCGGATTCTTCTACGCACGTCTTTAGATAATCCAATATACACTTTATTATTAGGAAAATTAATTTTATAAATTCCAATAATATTATCAATTAATTCATTATATCGCATAAATAACCTCCAAGTTTTCCCACGGGATTGTCTTCTAATTATAAGTAGAATTATTTATTAATTCGTCTATAAAAACGAGTCTTAAAATTCTAACTTAATCGTTCAGATTTCCCCGTTAGCTAACTTTTCAGTTAACCCCGCTGATGAGGCGGAAAAGTGTTACACAGGCATTTTTACATACCATCTATAATATGTATACGATTTTTGATTTTTTGTAAATCAAATTCAAAACCTCTCCTATAAACTTCCTTTTCATGATCAATATGAGCTTGAAGCATTTCCTTTAAGCCAAGGGTTCGCGGTCTTTTCCCGTTATCAACAAGTACATTCATATTAATGGTAAAATAAGATTGCAGCGAAGTTTCTTTATATAAAAGTTTTAGAACCTTATCAGGATTGGCTTTTTTAGTAAGATAAATCATATAATCTGGAGTCTTACTTGAGCCATCATTAATGTGATCAACTCCACAATCTGGATTATTTTCTACCAATTTGGCTATTTGTTCTGAAATCGTATTAGTATAAACGCCATAAGGCAGTTCTTTTACTATAAAAGCCCGCTCTTTAACATCAAATTCAACTACACTTCTTAATTTGCAGGCAAATCCACTTCCAATTCTTAAGGCCTCTTTTACTTGGTCAAGATTAATAAGTATTCCACCAGTAGCAAAATCTGGCAATATATCTACTTCATAATCTGGATTGTCAATTAAGTTAATTAAAGCATTATTTATATCTTTAATATTAAATTGTGGTATACTTGCACTTAATGAAACACCAATACCTGTACTACCGTTAACAATATTATAAAATCCTTTAGAAGGTAATACCTTAGGATAGATATTTGTTTCATCAAAATTATCATACCAGTCTTTGATAGTTTCTTTATCAATATCTAAAAATAATTGTGAGCTTAATTTACTCATACGAAGCTCGGTGTATCTCATATGAGCCTCATCACCTGTTTCTGTAATAGTTCCACTATTACCTTGGCAATCTTCGAGTGGATAACGCATCGCAAATGGCTTTGCCATACGCATATAAGTACTATAGCAACTACCATCCCCATGCGTATAATAATGCCCTAAGCAATCACCCACAACTCTAGCGCTTTTTACAAATGGTTTAGTACTTATATTCTTTGTAATATGCAATTGAGAATACATAAGCATTCGTGCGGACGGTTTTAACATATCGCGTACATCACATATCGCACGATCCAAAATAACATTACCTGCGTATCGTGCAAAGCTCTCTTCTACCGTACTTTTTAAATCTGACATTCTTCTACCCCCTTCCAACTTTGATTATACCAAATAGCGTTAAAAGCACTAAGTGAAATTTTATCTTTATAATTTTCATATATTACTATACGCTTATTTTTTAATTTTTTCAAATTTCTTATATCTTTTACATCTTGCGAAGTTAATTTACTGTTACCAATTAAAGGAAGTTCACCTAAGTTTTTACTATGCCACATTTTATTTTCTTCCGTAAAGACTTCTGGCATACACCATACCCATGTTTTACCAAGCCAAATATGTGAAAAAGTATCAGCAGAGACTATGTTTTTATAATCTTGATATACTGACCAGCGAGTTTCGTGATTATTATACCTCGTGCGAATGTCTATAACTTGTTGTTGAGTCAGAATATGATGGTTAGAAGAATCCCCTGTTGCAGTACTATCTCCACCTGGTGTCTGATTATATCCATTATTGTAACTGTCATATAGTGCTATATATAATTGTTCTTTTTGATTTAATTCTTCTTTTTTACATTCTTCTAATATTTCAAAACTAAAATTATTAATACCATATTGACGCATATCTGCATATAATGGATATTGATATGTTGGACGATTTTGTCTAAAAGGAATTAATTTATGCTCAGCGAAGCGTTCTTCAATATTTACAGATTGCCCAATATAAATCTTATTATTAATGATATTAGTAATTTTATATATTCCAATCATATATTTATTCAATGTTGAACTTGTTAAAATCTATATAATTACATACAAATTCCTTACGACGTTCAACATTATCTCCCATTAAATCTATTAATAATTTAACTCCTTCATCATTAAAATTAATTCGCTCAAGTCGCTGCCACTCATCATTAAACATAGATTTTTTTAAGTCAATATCATTCATTTGACCTAATCCTTTATATTTAGTGATTATTCCTTGTGGATGTTTTGCAAATTCTTCTTCCGTATAATAAAAATATATTTTAGATTTCGTTTCAACTTTGTAGATAGGGGCTTTTAACCAATAAAGACGGTTTTCGGTTAAAATAGAAGGATAAATTACTTGCGCCATAGCCATAATAAGTAGCCCTATGTGGCTTCCATCAAAATCGGAATCGCTAGCAATAGCAATTTTTCCATAACGCATTGAAGTTGACTTTTTACCATAAATAATACCGAGAGCCTGCTGGAAAAGTTTCACTTCTTCATTTTGGAGTCCTTCTTCGATGGTACAATTTAATAAATTTTTACATTTACCTCTTAACATTAAGATTCCATATTTATCAGCATCTCGGCCAATTTTCATCGAACCGCCTGCAGATAGTCCTTCGCACAGTAATAAAATACTATCTTCACCTAATTTTCGAGCATCGCATAATTTATCTGCATTAAGAATTTTTGTTTTTTGGATTTTAGTTTGTTCTTTTTCATTATCTAATACTTGATTGCGCGCTTTATCTGCGGCTGCTTCTGCTTTTGCTATTTTTTTCATTAATTCAACTACTGTTTCAAATTCGCCTTCATATTTAAGTTTCATTGCTTTCAAAGCATCTGAAAAAGCGTTGGATGCAAGAGTACGTAAATTTGCGTTATTTATTTTTGATTTTGTCTGATTTGCAAATGAAGGATTAGCAACAGAACAATTTATAACATAATATAAACCATTACGAACGCTATCACCATCAAAACTTTGTTTTGAAAGAGAATTAAAAGTTCTTGTAATTGCTCCTTTCGCGCCAGTAACTGGAGAACCTCCTTCAGGACAGTGCAAACCATTAACAAATACTAAACAATTTTCTTTGCCATTTCCCCATTGAAAAGCAATTTCTACTTTATCACCATTATCATCTTGGGCAAAACCAGATATAATATGCTTGTGAAGTGATTTACCGATGTTATCTTTGATTAAGTCATTTATACCATTTTTTGCACAATAGCTTACTGATTGATTAGTATCACTATTAATAACAATAAAATTAATGCCAGAATATAAATATGAGATTGCCTTAATATCTTCACAAATTTTTTGGTAAGAATAACCTATTTTTCCATTTTTAAAAACTTCTATATCTGGTTTAAATTTAACATAAGTTCCATTGGGAGAATCTGTTATTCCTTCTTGATAATTTATTAAAAGTCCTTTCTCAAAAAGGGCAAAGGCGTATATTCCATTTCTGGTACTTTTTACCTCGAATTTCTCAGAACTTAAGCATACACACTTCGCGCCGATGCCGTTGAGCCCCGACACATTCTTGTATACATTATCATCAAACTTTCCACCTGTATGAGATTTTGAATAAATGGAAACTAATACATTTTCTCCATTTTCTCTTAAACCAAAAGGAACTCCACGACCAGAATCGTTAACAGAAACAACATTTTCTTTTTCACTAACGATTATCTCAATTTTTTTACCAAAACCGGCTATTGCTTCGTCAGTTGAGTTATTTATTATTTCTTTGAGCGCCTGATATGTTCCATCTACGTCATCGCTTCCGAGGTACATTTGTATCCTTTTGCGGACACCTTCACGGAAATCTAATGATTTAATATCATCAATTCCGTAATTATCTATTTTTTTACTCATTTATTAACTCCTTTCTTTATTCAAACTTTTTTGCCTTTATACTTAATTATACTATAAATTTAAAAAGAAAGCAAATTTTTTGTTGCTTTCTTTTTAAATTATTTTATATATTTATTTCAAGTAAAACAGGAATATGGTCAGAACCACAAATTAAATTAGTGTCGTGAATATGTTCTATCTTTTTTAGCGCCGGCGCTAACACTTTACTAACTACGAACTCATCTAGTCTTAAACCTTTTTCTTTCGTTTTACTTCTATTACTAAACCAAGTATAATCTATTTTTGTTGGATAAAAATATCTAAAAGTATCTATCATACCTAAATCTAATTTTCTCTTAAAAGCATCTCTTTCTTCTGGAGAACAACCTGCTAAAGAATAAATACCAGCGTCTTTCTTCTCTGGTGCTACATTAAGGTCGCCGCAAAGAATAATAGGTTTAATTTGATTTTTCATAAAATCAATAAGTCCATTTTCCCACTCTATTCTATGGGGAAGCTTTTCAAGTTTTTGTCCTGCATTTGGAGAATAGGAACTAATAAGAATAAATTTTTCAAATTCTAAAATACAAACCCTTCCAGTTTCTGTTCCGTTTGTATAATCTGTTAAGAACGTACTGGGCGCGAGACTATCTTTTTTAATGAATATTGAACTACCTGCATATCCTGCCTTCGCATGAATTGAATGAAAATGATTATAATTCAATAAAAAATCTTTTGGAAGCTGATTTTCTCTCGCTCTTACCTCTTGAAGACACAAAATGTCTGGGTTCATTTCTTCAACCGCTTTGCCTAATCCTTGTATGATACGAGCACGCGCGCCATTAACATTCCATGATACTATCTTCATTTAATTACTCTTTCTTAATGGCAGAATTTTTTAAAGATGTCATTGAAATATCCTTTATTTCCATGTATTTTTTTGCAATAAGCCATTGCTAAACCTTTTTCTTTATCGAATATCTCACCGTCTTGACAAATGACTACTGTTTTTGTATTATCTTCCCAAAATACTACCGTTGCTTTATTTCCATAAAACTTCACGTCTTTGATTTCTGGGATGATATTATTATCCACTAAAAGAGTAGGATTATCCTTAATTTTTGTTATCATCGTCGTAAATTCTTTAGGACTACAATCACCAGTGATAGTAAAATTAATTTTATAATCTCTAAAAGGATTATATTCCGTTTGTTGGTCTACTTTATAAATTCTCATTTTAAATACCTCTTTTCTATTTTTATTTTATAATTAATTATATCATAACTTAAAGAAAAAATCAAATTTTAATTCGTTTTATTTTTTTATACTAAAACATACTAAAATCTACTTTAATTTAGAGAAGATAAATATTTAAAGGAGGACAGAAATATGTCTAAACAAACCGTAGCCGAATATGTAATGCACACTGTAGAAAATACAAATCCCGCTATGCTCAATGGATTACTTGACCAACTTGTAGTAGAGTCTGGAGAAGATGCCGTTGAAGCTGCTACACCAGGTATTGAAGCTGCTGCAGTTCTTGCTGCTACACCAGGTATTGAAGCTGCCGCTGTTGCTGAAGCGACTCCTGCTATTGAAGCCGCTGCTATTGTTACTGCCGCTGATATTGAGGAAACTGAAACTTACGCTGTTGCTGGCGACGTTGCCGTAACTGTCGCAAATAAAGTTGCTTTTATATTTGATGAAGCGACTGGTGCTTTTATTAAAGTAATCGGTGCATAATTTAAAAGAACAAGTAATTAATTAATTACTTGTTCTTTTTTTATCTTTCCCAATTAGAAGTTGCTTCTCTTCTTATTGTTTTATTTGGGAGTCTACACCAAACTAATAATTCTTTTGCTCTTGTTGCGGCGACATAACTTATACATTTTTCTTCTGTATTATAAAATTTTGCCCCAATAACTACAACATTTTTAGCTTCAAGTCCTTTTGAAGTATGGATAGTTAAAATTTTTACAGAATCTTCATTTAATTTATTTGAAAGGTCTTTATTGCTTTCGAAATTTGCTTTTTTGAAAGTACAATTAGGGACTTTTTCTATTGTAAAATATCTACTTAATTCTTCAACTTGGCTATTAGTCCTTGCAAGAATAAACCAATCTTTAAAATCTCCTCTTTTTTTTATCTCTCTTGCAAGTAATAGAGGATTATAAGTGGTATCAATTACTTTGCCGTCCATATTATATTTTGGGATAGAGTCATCAATATAATCAATTCCAGCAAGTCGAATTATACCTTTTGCGTAATCTAATATTTTTCTACCATTTCTATAATTTTCTTTAAGAAAATACGTTTTAACATCAGAATTTTCTCTTAATCCAAGTAATAATTTTGCATCTGCTCCCGCCCAACCATAAATAGCTTGGCGCCAGTCACCTACAAACATCCAATTATTTGGACACACACAATCTAATAAAAACTGAAATTGTTCTGGCGTCGAATCTTGTGCTTCATCAAGTAACAAATGTTCAACTGATTTAATGCTTTCTGGATGTTTTTTAATTCTTAAAAAAAGTTTATCAAACTGTTCATTTTCTAAAATATCTTGTGTTTCAACACCGGATGATAGTAATAAATAGTTTGCATATGAGTGAACAGTACCAACAAATAATCCATCTGGTTTATTTAATCGTTCCAAAATTTCACCTGCCGCTGCATTAGTAAAAGTAATAGCTACTATTTTTGAGGGATTTATACCAGATTTTAATAGATAATTAAGTCTACCAATCAAGGTATGAGTTTTTCCAGACGCCGCAGATGATACTACAACTACTTTTTTTTCTTTTGTTTCTACAATTTCTTCTTGACACTTACTAAATTCCATTTTTCTCCTTTACCCATTCAGTTTTAGCCTGCTTGGGATTTTATTTATTTATTTATTTATTAAAAAATGAAAGAAGGATTTTATCCTCCTGCTTTCATATTTAAGCCATATTCTTTAGTTCCATATAAATCAATATAGAACTTTTCTCTTTCACCAAGAATTTCTTTGGGACATTCTTCTATTTTTTCAAAAATAAAATTTTGTATTCCGTCTTTTTCCATTCTTGTATGAAGTGTTGAATGAGCAATAGTTCCTACTCCGTAAACAGTTTTAATATGTTGTTGCCAACGCGATTTAATATCGGTTGACTTTCCAATATATACCTCTTTTGTTTTAAGACTGGTAATTTTATATATTCCAGAAGGAGATTTCCCTTCAAGAACTCTTTTAATCATTTCATTAGAAGGTTTAGCAATATAACCGTCATATATTAATTTATTTAACCCATCAGTAAAATGAAGTTTTTTCCTTACTTCATTGAGTAAATCTATATCTTCAATAATTTTTTCATCTAAACATACTCTATAAAAGTCTTGTTGCTCTTCGATGGCGCGCGCCCTCAAAATATCTTCATTTATGACCTGGCGCCGTCTCTGCCAATCACTAAGTTCAGCCTGTATATTCTCTAATTTACTTTTTGCTTCAATAATAGAATTATCAAAATTTTTAATAGTTTCATCAAAATTACACTGTGCTTTTTCTTTAAGTTCTTCAATATTTTCTTTTAAATCGCGTTTAAAATCTTTTATATTATTATTATAATAGTTTTTTAAATAATTGTCAATATTTAATTGTTTATTTTTAATTTCGTCTTCTTTTCTTAATTCTAATTGTTCTACTATTTCTTCATTTGCTTTTTTTCGTTCTTGTAATTTTTCTAATTCTATATTATATTGATGCTGAGCTTCTAAAACGATTGTTTTTAATTGATTTTCTCTTGATAATAACTCCTTTTCAACTTCTTGGAGTATTATTTTCTTTTCTGTACATTCCTCATCGATTTTATTTTTTTGTTCTTTAAGATATTCTTCAAATTTTTTGTTTAGTTTTAATTTATTTTTCTTTAATTTAAAAACAGAAAATACAAGAGCAAAAATTAAAACAATTATTAAAAATAATTCCATAATTTTTCTCCTAATATTAAATTTTGAACAAATTGTGAATAATTTTAAAATGATAAATGAACAAAAACATAATAATTACAATAAGTAAGTATTTAAGTACATAATTATTAATATATTATATTAATTACTCCTTGTCCTAACAATTTTATTATATCATATTTTTAATAAAAAGTCAAATTTTTAAGGCGCATCTCTGCGCCCTAATCTTATTCCACAACGTCCCAATCTATCATTCTATTGTGTATTTTAGTTATATAACCATTACCTTCTTGAGAAACATAATCTTTATAAAACTCTTCTAACAATTCTTTGTCTTCTAAACTTAAGGTTCTTGTTTCTTTTCCTTTTTTATAGATATTCACTATTCTATCTCTTAAAATATCTCTTGTTGTTTTTATAAGTATTTCTATTCTATCATCTTGTTTTTCATTCATTTTTTTAATACTCTCTAAAACAACAGTTAATTCTCCACAAATGATTGTCTTTGTTTTTCCTGTAATTTCTTGTTCATATCTTGTTAAAATTTTACCTAATTCTCTTTCTAAAGTTTCTTTACAAATTTTATTCAATTCGCTTCTGTGTTTTTTCTTAAAGAAAATAAAAGGTTTCCCCAGTATTCTAGCAATGGTTGATATTGCCACTAATACTGCCGCTATTAAAATAATTAAATTTGAGATGTTTTCTAACATTTTTTTTCCTCTCTCCTGTATTAATTTCTAAAATTAAGTAGGATCTCCTAATAGTTACTATAATCTTTTGTGCCAGAGACCTTTGTTTGCTCTCCAGAAATCGTCATTATGCCATCTCGTCTTTGCTAGATATTCAATTTTAAAAATATCTTCTTTTGTATTGATTTTATCTTCTATAAAAAAAGGTAAACAAAAAATTTTAATATTATTAGCCAAAGCATAAGAAATTTTTCGTCTATCATTTTCTTGAGCCTTTTCGAAAGCTTGTCGAGTAGAATAAAATTTAGATACTTGTTGATAATGCTGTATTCCATTCCATTCTAAAATATAATGTAGCTCTGGGAGATAGAAGTCGTAGCGGAAGCGACCATTGTTTAAGTCTTTAAAACTCTTTTCTCTTTCAAAAATAATTTTTTCTTTTGTTAAAAACTTGGCTAATTTATCTTCACCTTTACTCATTTTATTATTCACCTCTTCTTAAAAAAGTAGAGTTTTTAAATGTTTACTCTACTTATTTATAGATGGTATAGGAATATCATATATATTTTAAAAACTGGAGGAAACAAAATGGCAATATCTTTAATAAAAATAGGAAATTCAACAAATATTCCAACACATCATTATTTTTGTGATGAGGCTTCTGATAAAGATGGACTTGATGTAACTCGCGTCCCAATGGGAAGCACCTGTTATGTAATTAATGCAAGTAGAGAATACGTTTTGAATTCAAGCAAAGAATGGAAAGAAAAAATTACTCAAACTGCTATGGAAACAGCGGAGGAATAAGTAGATGTTACAAATAAAAGCAAGATATGTACCCCGTTGTAATACTTCTGCGGGTTGGTTATCAGAAACTGTTCCTCTTCTTGAAGGAGAAGTTGGAATAGAAACAGATACTTACAAATGGAAAATTGGTAAGATAAAAGTTGGGGGAGATAATTTATTAACACCGTGGGATGAGCTTAAATATATGGGTTCAATAAGCGAATATACTATTGGTAATTTAGTAAGTATTGATAACAACGGTAATATAGTAGATAGCGGTACTAAAGTTAGCGATCTTTTAAAAACAGAAACTTATTATTTTGATTCTATATTAGTAGCTAGTCAAACAATAAATTCTGGTGACTTTAGTTCAGCAGCAACTATAAATAATAGTAATAGAGAAGCAAAAGTAACTATTATTAATAAAAAAATAATATTAGATTTATTAAAGGACATTGTTTTATCTGGCAGTCTTGATTTGGAAAAGAGTTTAATATTTAATACTAACGGGTACAACATAGAATTATTAAATAGTTCTCGTATAAGATTCAGAGAAACTATAGAACCAGTAACTTCTATATTTAATTGTAAAGGTTCAATTATTTCAAGAAGCGGTACACAGACACCTAACCTTGTTTCGTTATCTGTAACTTGTTCTAATTTTACAATAAACGAAGCAACTATTGAAGATTATAATTCTACTGGCGGTTGTTCAACTATTGCTATTAGTAAAGCTAATAATATAACAAACATTAATTATTGTTCAATTAAAACTTCTGGTTATAATTTGGCTTTTTGTATAAATGGGATGAAAAGTAAACAAATAAATATAAACAATTCTACATGTATAGCTGGAGCTCTTGAAGGTGATGCATCAGTTTATGATGCAGGTCAATCCCTTAGCGAGGGTGCTATAATTTACCCTGATGTAGAAGAGTGCAATATCTTAGGAGGATTGTTCAGTGCTGAATGTATGTCATTATCTGTCAGATGCCCTAGATTAATACTTAGAGATGCCATTTTTGAGTCATGCGATCATGGAGTATACTTCACAGGAGAAAGATCCTCAGCTAGTGGGTGTACTTTTAAACATCTGAAATGGAGCTCATTGCAATGTGCATTACTTGAATATCCGTTTAAGGATGGTGAAGTAAAAACTAAAAGTTATTATACATCTCAAAATCCTGATTACTGCAATTATGGATTAATGTATATAGGATCCGATATCTGTAAAGCAAGAGTAGCAGTTCATAACTGCAGTGAAGTATTTGATAACGATCATGCAAAGATAAATATAAGTTCTAATTATGGATATTTAAGTTCTTATTTATACTTAAGTAACTACACTGCATCTCATGATATCAGAGTTGATGGAGTTAATCCTGGTGGAAATCGTGCTCATTTAATCATAGGCAAAGATGTAGTTTACTCAGGTATAGCTTATACGAATAATACTTTAGGGAACGGATACGTAGATAATACTAATTACATCGATAGATATTTTTATAGTATTGAGAGTATTACAGAAGAGATTGAAGTAGATGAGTTAGAACAAAAGACTGAAGCCGACATCACTCTTTTGCAAAAAGAAGTCAAAGACACCTCAAAAATGATAGCAGAAGCCAATCCCAATGGAGATGCAAGAGCAACTGTAAGCGGAATAAACGCTGTTAGTTTGCCGAAGAACGTCACACAGGGTGGTGGAAAAGTTACGGTCGAGGGTGAGCTGGTTAAGAATGGGGTTTCGTACAATCCTGAAACGTGGGCGGAGTGGACAACTAGAAATAATGTAACATTTGATTCGACCGGAGCAACTATAACTGTATATGACACTTATTCTTCTCTTGGTATTAAGACTTCGTTTAAACCCTCTACTAAATATTTATTAATATTAGATGTAATTACTAACGACTTGACTACGAACATAATAAATGATAATTCTTATGTTTTCCCAGATGGAACAGTAATAGTAACTCCAGGACAAACAGGAATTGCAAAAGCTGTTATGACAACAAAAGAAACAATTACAAAGAATAGTTTTCATTTAAAAAGAGCATCAAATGAAACTACTCCCAGAACAATAAAACTAAAAGACATAAGAGTTTATGAACTCCCATCAGGCTCACAAATAGAAGCCGATGCAACTAACCTAACCGCAGACGAACTAAACGCAAAGTACCCATTTATTCAAGGCACAAAGTCTGTAACAAAGACAAGGGTTAAGTCTGTGGGTAAGAATTTGTTTGATATTTCAAAGGTAGCAACAAATACAAGTGTAATAAATAATATTACATATTTACAAGTAACAATAGGCGCGGTAACTAACGGAGTAAGAGCAGGCTCGCCTTATTATAAATTACGTGACTATGCACCTTATTTAATAGTAGGTCAAACATATACTTTGAGTGCAACGTCAACAGGTTCTGAAAAAAGAATATATTTAGTGGGTTCAAGTGTTTCGTGGAATTTTGACACATCAAAAACCATTACACAAGCAATGTTAGACAGTGATGTATACTTTTACGCAAGTGGGCTTAGTACATCAGCACAAATTTCAAGTATACAAATTGAACGCAACACAATCGCAACCCCCTACACCCCCTACACCTCAAGCGGTGTATACCTCGCCCCACAAGAACTATATAGTTTGCCCAACGGTGTTAAAGATACAATAGATACAAACGGGGTTTTGACAAAGAGGGTTAAGAAAGACACTGCTTCGGGAATCGTAGCGGTCAATAAAACAAATTATCCTCTTGCTAAAAATGGTGGTCAGTTTGTAAACTATCTAACAGCAGGTGGAATGGAGATAGGAGTAATTGGCACAGACAGCACAACAGGTGCAGGAACATTATATTACGAATTAGCGTTGCCAGTCACTACACCAAACCAAGCCACAGGCACACTCATCACGCACCCGAGCGGTACAGTATACATAGAAAATGCTCTTGCAGATAGTGGACTGTATGATGGCGGTATAACCGTTTTGAATACAGACTTCCCTATAAAAACGCTTGAAAGAATACAAAAAATTATAGATGGGTATACAGTGGATATTGATGTATCAAAGGCGGTTGTATCACTTGACAAGCTATCGTTCACACACCCTAATTTGGTAAACGGTGATGTCATAGTTTTTGAATACTTGTATGAATATGCAGGAATAAACGGTCAAGCAGAGGTTGAGTATTTAGATAATCAGTTTGTAATAGCCGACACAGCAAACGGAAAGTTTTATAAATATAAGCCTGTTATTACAAATGGTGTAATAACAAGCTGGGCAGTAGTGGAGGTATAACAATGACAAGGGAACTAATAGTAGAAGTATTGGCAAAACGAGTTGACAAAGGCGAAATCACTCTTGAGCAGATACACGAATTTTACCGAGAAGACGTTCAAAGAAAATTGGGAAATTAGACACGATATGAAAGACGTTATAAGGTCGGTTTGCTGGGGTCTAATATATTTTATGATTGAGATTATTTTCAAAAGACACACTACTCAGACCAATTCACACGTTATAATGTGGGTGATATCAAGCGTTATACTTTATTTTATATTTAAGGTGGTACGTATGAAAACACCGAAAATTGTTAGAATACTCTTTTGCACCCACATTATAACATCGGTTGAATTGTTATCAGGCTACACCCTTTGGAGGGTATTTGGGTTACGTATATGGAATTATGACGGACTTTTTGGGAGTCTACATGGGTTCATATGTGTAAAATATACTTTATTATGGTTAACACTATCAACAGTAGCTGTTGTATTTTATGATTTATTTAAGGAGAGGAACAATGGAAAGTTATACACCACCATTTAAGTATTTATTTGAGAAATGCTTGAACGCAGACTATATCCGGACAGAAAACAGCGGAGATTATTCAATCCAAGTTGAAGGCAAAACATTATATCTGTTGTTCCAATGGTCCAATGGTACTACTGACTGGAAAAACAATTTTGATTTTCCTGCTAAAGCATACAAAAACGGTATTGATAAATGGTTCTGCCATAGGGGATTTTTAAAAGTTTGGAAATCAATTCGTGATCAACTCGAACCACGAGTGCTGTCAATTTTACAGACACAAGAAATTGAAAATATTAGTTGTGTAGGATATTCACACGGTGCCGCTATTGCAGGATTAGCAACAGAGGACATGGAATTTATATATGGCTCTTGTTATAAAGTATCGGGTTATGGTTTTGGTTGTCCAAGATTTACATGGGGATTTTTACCAAAAGATGTAAAAGAAAGATTTAAAAATTTTATACCAATTAGAAATATCCCCGACTTAGTTACACACGTACCTCCGGCAATTCTTGGATATAGACACGGAGGAAAATTATTAAGAATTGGAAAAATGTTTGATATTATTAAGATATGGAAATTAAAACTTCCCAAACCTCGTGGACCAATCAAAGCTCATTACGATAGTGAATATATAAAATCACTAAAAGAATTAGAGAAATAAATAAAAAAAAGTAGGAAATATTTCCTACTTTTTTAATTTACTTATTTATTCTTACCTGTGCTTCTATTTTTTGTTCAATAAGTGTATCGATATCACCAAATTTTTCTACTATAATCTTTCTTATATCATCATTTAATGTTTTAGTTACTGCTGAATAAGTTTTTAGTAAAGCTTCTTTTTGTGCTGTTGCATCAAACATACCACCTTGTTTAAGAGACTGGACGTAAGTTTGCATTGTTGCATTTACATTATCAGTTATAAGCATGTCTAAAACATCGAGAGCTTTCGATAGCTGCTCATTTTTAGTTTTTTGTTTTGTTTCTTCTATTTTTGAATTAATAAAAGATACAAGATATTTTGTTAAGATACCAAGTAGAGGAACAATACATATTGTAAATATTGTTTCTAATATTTTGAGCCAATCCATAATTTACCTCCTTAAATTTTAAAATAAAATTAAAAATCTTCATTATTTATAAACGCGCGGGCGCATGCGCGTGATTATATTATATTTTTAAAAATAAATCAATTTTTATTCTTCTTTAAATTTTAAGTAGATATTTTACAATTATCATCTAAAAATTTGAATTTTTTCAGAAAATGTGTTATAATTAAGTAAATAAGAATAAAAGGAGATAATTATGGAACAGAATTATGAAGAAATAAATCCTGCGGCACATTATGATTCAATCAGTTATAAATTTACAATAAACTTGCTCAGTTTAAACAGAGAAAGAGGTTCAATTAACCTTTATGGATTTAATTACAAAAATCCAGAACACCTATATGCCTTTGAAAGAGCTATTAATGTTTCAAGTCTGGTTGATAAACCGATTAAAATTGATTGTCCTTTTTTCACAAGATTAAAACTATCGATTAAATATTTTTCACAAGTTCGTTTTATTAAGAGAGCAGAAAAAATAATAAATAAAGACATAATAATTGACGAAATATTAGAATTCATGCGACCTTATGCTAAAAAAATCACTAAAGACCCAGAGTTTAATTTTGCAAAGATTTCTGAATATTATAAAGGAGGAATTTAAGATGATTGAAGTAATTACACCCGGAATAAAGAAGTTTTATTGTCACTGCTCAAATTGTAATTGTTATTTTAGTTATGGACTTGAAGATCTTTCATTTGATAATAATATCTATTGTCCAGAGTGTTCAGAAAAAAATGACCATCAATCTTTTACCAATAGACAAATTGAATTAAGTGACCGTAGAGAAACAGCCTCTCCGTCATATTTAAGGGATAGTATAAAACTTTATTAGAAAGGAAAATTATGCAGAAAATTTATAATATCTATACAGATGGCTCCTGTCGTAGAAATGGAAAAGCAGGAGCAAAAGGTAGTTGGGGTTTCGTCTTAGTATCAGAAGATGAACAGAATTGCTTATTTGAAAGCGCCGGCGCCGAGTCTGATACCAGTAATCAAAAAATGGAATTAACTGCGGCGGCAGAAGCTTGTGAATATCTTTCAGGACTTTCAGACTTTACTGAATTCGAAACAGTTAATCTTTATACAGATTCTGCATATTTACATAATTGTTTTAAGGAAAAATGGTATGAAAGATGGGAGCAAAACAACTGGAAGAATAGTAAAAAAGAAAAAGTAGCAAACCGCGAACTTTGGGAGAGATTAATTCCTTATTTTAGAAATCCTTGGCTTAATATTATAAAAGTAAAAGGACACTCTACTAATAAGTGGAATAATTACATTGACGAACTTATTCAAAGAGAGTACAACAAGGAGGAATAGATGTTAAGTATTATTATACCCGTATATAATCGGGCTGATTTATTTGCAGAAGCTTTAATTTCACTAACTAACCAAGTGATGAAAATGTTTTGTGTTGTTGTTGTTGATGATGCAAGTACAGAAGATATTAAATCAGTCTGCGACAAATATTCAAATAAATTAACCATCATTTATTTAAGGCAACCAATAAATAGTGGAGTTGGACTTGCGCGCCAACGCGGATTAGATTGGGTAATTTCTAAAAATATGGATTTACTTATGTTTTTAGACAGTGATGATATATTATTTCCTAATGCCACTCAGGCTTTGAAATATGAAATAAATCATGGTTTATTTGATTATGTAGCAAGTGATATAGTTGTGGAACGTAAAAACGAACCACAAGAAAAAATTGAAGCGAATAAGAGTACAACATGGACTCACGGTAAAATTTATAGGGTTAGTTATATTAAAAAACTTGAATTAGGTTTTCAGGCGGAACTTCGAACAAATGAAGACCTTGCTTTTAATTTGTGTGTTAATTGGAATACTAAAAATGGTTCGTATATTAATAATGAACTTTATTTTTGGCGAGATGCAAAAAATTCGATTACTCGAACAGATGGAGAATTAAAAGATGCCGCAGTTGGTATTGATTATATAAGAGCAGTATATTATGCTATACTTTTTACATTAAAAAATAATTCTGACTTTAAAACCGAAAGAGCAATTCCCAATTTAATTTCTTGTTATAATTATTATCAGATGTCTTTAATTAAAAAAGGAGAAGTTCCAGAAGATATTAAGGCTAAGTTAAAAGAATTATTTTCTAATCCTATAATTAATAAAACTTTAAGTAAAAAAAATATATGGATAGACAATCGTGATTATATATGGAGTTTCTTTGTGAACGAAAATAAAAAAGTTTCTTTTTTCCAACAAACCTTTGGTAGTTGGTATTATGAATTTGGAGGAAAAGCATGGTTACAGTAATTTGTGTTAATGGATATCCCGGGTCTGGCAAAACAACTTTTGAGAATTATTGTCTTGAAATACTTGGTAATAGAGGTTATATTATTTCAAGTATTGATTGGTGTAAAAAAATTTGTTTAGAAAGTGGTTGGGATGGAAAAAAAACACCAGAAACAAGACGTTTTTTAAGTGATGTTAAAGATTTATTCAGTAGTGCTCCATGGGGAGATGTCCCATTAAATACGATTGTTTCTTTTGTAGAGAGTTTAAAAAGAAAGTTAGAGATGTACGATGTAAATGAATATATTAATTTTGTAGTTTTTGTAGATGTGCGCGAACCAAAAAATATATATAAACTTAAAGAATTAGTTGGCGCGCAGGCTCTTTTAATTGTGAGAGAAGATGATACGAATAAAGATTACAGTAATCACGCTGATGCTAATATTTTATATTGCGAATATGAATATTTTTGTATGAATAATAAAGGTCTTGAAGAACTCAAAAAAGAAGCTTCTGATTTTGTTAAAATGATAGACGCTAAGGCATTAAATAAGGAATAATAAATTTGATTTTTTATTAAAAATATGTTATAATATAGTATAATAAAAATGAAATGGAGATAAAATATGAAAGGTTATATAGATAATATTAATTTTGCAGAGCTTGAAATTCAAAAATATTGGGCACCACCTTCTACTTGGACAGATGAAAAACAAAAACAAGAAACATCTAAAAGGATATTTTCTGGTACTTGGCTTGGCTCTCAAAAGAGAGACGGCGCTTTATATGTATTTTTAAAAGATGAAGACGGCGACATTAGTCTTCGTGGTCGTTCTAAAAGTGTAAATGGTGGTTATCTTGATAAATGGGAGTGGTTACCACAACTCAATAACTGGGCAAATACTATTCCTAGCGGAACTTGTTTAATCGGTGAAGTATTCCGTCCTGGCGAAGAGGGCAGTAAAATAACTACTACAATCATGGGTTGTCTTAAAGACAAAGCCATCGCCAGACAAATAAATGAAAAAGATAAAATGCACTATTATGCTTTTGATATAATGGCTTATAATGGCAAATCTCTCCTTAAAACACAAGCCTTTAACCGTTTTAATATTCTTGAAGCACTTAACCATATAAATTCTTGTGATTATGTCGAATATGCAAAATATTATAATGGTAAAGAACTTTGGGCAATGCTTCAAGAGTTGCTGGCTGATGGGTATGAGGGAATGGTTATCACAGAAGGAAGTTCTATTTATGAACCGGGCAAGAGACCAAGTAAAACTACAATGAAGATTAAGAAAAATCTTAAAGATAGTATTGATTGTTTCTTCACTGGACGTACTCTCGCGCCAACACGTCTTTATACAGGTAAGGAAATAGATAGTTGGCAGTATTGGGAAGATGAGAAAACAGGTGAAAAACTTGAAGGCAATTTATATAAGGAATATTATTTGGGCAAACCTATTGTTCCAATAACAAAGCTTTATTTTAATAGCTGGGCAGGAAGTCTTGAAATTGGAGTTCTTGATGGCGAAAAAATTGTTTCGCTTGGGTTATTGAGTGGTTTAACAGATGAAATTAAGGCTAATCCACAGAAATATGCGAACATACCTATCGAGGTGACCGCTATGGAATTAAATTTTGATAAAGAAGTGCCTACACTTCGACACGGGAAATTAGTTCGATTCAGAGATGATATTACTCTAAAGGATTGCACTTTGGATAAATTAGTTTCTAATCGTAATTCATAAAGGAGTGTGTTTAAATGAGTGTAGTAGCAGCAAAAGTCTACGAAGACAAAATAGTAATAGCGGCAGATTCTATTATGGTACACGGTTGGAGCAAGCAGACTAATCAAGATTTTGTCAAACTTGAAAGCATTAATAACATGATAATTGGCGGGGTTGGATATGCTCAAGAAAGTAGTTTAATGTGGCATTATATGCAATCCCATCGTCCATCAGAACCAACAACCAAGGCTGTACTTGAGTTTATTATTGAATTTTCTTCTTGGAAAAACTTAAAAATAAATTCACCAACTATTGATAATGTATATTTAATGGGTTATAAAGGCAAATTATTTTTTATTCAAAAGATGTTTGTATATGAAGTATCTTCTTATCAAGCTATAGGAGCTGGAGAAGATTTTGCAAGTGCTGCTTTGTATTTAGGACATTCACCCAAAGAAGCCGTAAAAGTAGCCTGTGATTTGTGTTGCATGGTAGCAGAACCAATTATAGAAGAAGTAATGCTCAAAAATTAATAAAAGAAAGGGAAGCATATGACTAAAATAAGATTTTGGAATGTATCTTGTATTGATGCTCTTTCTAATCCACAAACTTATACGATTGTTGTTACAGAAGACTGTGGACAGGACAGAAAAGTACAAGAGGTAGTTAGAAGCTCTGATAAAGAAGCATTACAAAAAGTTTGTGAAAAACACAACGAAACATTAGTAAAAATATTGGAAGATTTTACGGGTAAAACATTTAAAGAACTAAATGAAGAAAGACTAAATAAATATTCGCCAGATTCTTCATATTTATGTTTTTTTGAAAGAGCCAGAGATTAGATTTTGATTCTTTTTTAAAAATATGTTATAATAAATTATAAAATCAGAAAGGAAGAGAATTATGGCAAATAAAGTAACACATGAAGATATTAAAAAAATGAACCAACTTTATTTAAAACTTAAAACCTATGCCGCGGTTTCTCGCGAAGTTGGTTTTAGTCCGAGTACGGTTAAAAAATATATTATTCCTAATTTTACTGAAATTAGAGAAGAAAATATTATCCGTTTTGATTGTGAAATTTTGCCAAAATTTTCGGCTGAAAAATTTAAAGGAATTGATAACTTTGGTGACTTATGTTTACTCAACACTGAAGAAGTCGATGAAATAAGAGAACTTTGGAATGAATTAGAAGTGTAGAAAGAGGTTAATATGGGAAAGTACTTTAAAGTTGATGAAAGTATTGCTTGTCCTAATCATTTTATGATTACCGTTAACCACGAAGAGTTTTACATAAAGCATACTTTAGGTAGTTGTAACGTTATTAGCGCCAGAGTCATGAATTTAAGCTATGCTTCATATCTTCGTATGTGTAGAGATAAATTCAAGGCAGAAATATATGGAAAAGGAAGTAAATATCCTATTGCTTATTTTAAAGATAAAGAAAATGCAAATTCATTAGTTAAAATACTTAATGAATATGCAGACAGAATTATAAAAGAAAGGAGTTAATTATGTTTTTGACCCCAGATAAAATGGAAAAATTTTTCTATGAACACGGAGTTATAGAACGCTTTAAGGAAGTCTATCCGTCCGGCGCAGAACTAAGTACGATAGTAAAAGAAGAAAAATTACCACTATCATTTTTTCTACATACGACTAATCTTTATGACTACATCAGTATTGAAAAAAACATACAGGGAGATATTAACAGAATATTAAAAGTTGAAGATTCGGAAGATATAATGCTGTCGCTCAATATTATTAAATCAAAATTGGTAAAAAATTCCACTTATATAGAAAATTCTAATACGGTTTTTAATTCATATAAAGTTATTGAATCAAAACAAATTTTTGATAGTGAAGTAATAAAAAATAGCGAAAAGATATTTACGAGTTCTTTGGTAAACTCAAGTAAAGAAGTTCACTCTTGTACAAATGTATATTTAAGTCAAAATATCGTTAGTTCGGTCGACGTTATGAATAGTTCATCTATATTAAATTGTGAACACATAAATAATTCATCAATCTTACGTAATTGTGATAAAATGTTTGAATCTCATTTTTGTGCTGATTGCTCTTCTCTTAACCATTGTTTTGGTTGTTTCAACATCTCTGATAAAAGCTTCCATATATTTAATACGCCCGTATCAGAAATACAATTTAATAACATTATTACAATGTTTAACCTTACAAAACAACCGCTGGCGCTAATAGAATATCAATCTGATTATAGAGCTACAAAAAATATGAATATTGGCGAATATTTTAAGAATTATACCCCATCGTTTTTTAAATGGCTATCAACTCTTCAGAATTATAATCCAGAAATCGTTTATAATATTACATTTCAAAAAGAAATATTTTTAGACAACTAAAATTTGATTTTTCTTTTAAAATGTTATATAATATATATAGAAAGTTAAGAAATAAGTAATTAAATCTTACTTCACTTGGGAGGATTAGTTGCCCTTCCTTACATAAATAGCAACTATTTAAATAAGTAGGTATAGTATAACGGTTAGTACTTCAGTCTTCCAAACTGATTGAGAAGGGTCCGATTCCCTCTACCTACTCATATGCAATTTTAGCTCAATGGCAGAGCAGTCCGACACTTAGGATAATATTGGGGTTCAAATCCTCGAAATTGCACCAATCCTCGTATCGTGGAGGATTCAATAAATACACGAGATGCCTTATTTAATTAAGGTCGGAACGGAGACATTAAACCCGTTTCCAAAAAAACGCAAGACAGAGAGTAACGCTTCACGATATGCGTTTCATAAAAGTTCGTGTTCAAGTGATTGTTTGCGGCGGCGCAACTTTAACAACACCGTATCGCTACTACTCAATAGCGGTCTTGCATACGGGAAGTGACAGAATGGTAATGTAAGATCAATAGGATAGAGTTATGTGGTGACCTTTAACCTATTAAACCACAGTCTGAGGTTCGAATCCTCAGTTTCCCACCAAAACAGGCCGCCGACACGGTTCTACGGTATATAAGTCCGTCGTGGCACTTGCAGAGTACGGTAATTTCAACCCGTATAAGTCTCTCACTTGTCCTCACTGGTACGATAAGTCAGCATACGCCAATATAGCTCAATGGGAGAGCTTCTCACTCTAAAAGGGGTATGTGAGTATACCGTTCCTTGGTTGCAGGTTCGAATCCTGTTATTGGCACAACGTGGCTTATGCATGTGTAATCATAAGCGATGACCGCTTCTTCATCGAGATCAGACAACTGATGAGGCACTTATCAGCTCGACTGACAATGGGTCAGATATGCAGGAAGGGCAATTACTATTAGGGAACTTAACATTTTAAGATTGTGCGGTTGCTGAAGATACTCTGCGGTATCTATCTCCCGAATAATCAGTGACTATTCAGTTCTGACTATGAAATTTTTACTTGTTTGAAACTCTTTCGAGGAGTGGATGTAGGGTAGGATGTGCAGACCAACTAACAATGTCTAGGCACAGAGTAAAGAGAGAATCTTACAAGTAAAAGCGGATTAGTTCATTTGGTGAATATAGTTCAGTTGGTAGAACAATAGATTGTGAGTCTATTTGTCGTGGGTTCAAGTCCCATTATTCACCCCAAATCATTATGGAAGTGTGGTCGAGCGGCTTATGACGACAGTTTGCTAAACTGTTTGACTTTCGAGTCACGAAGGTTCGAATCCTTCCATTTCCTCCAAATGCTCAGGTAGGCAAATTGGCAAAGCCGCTACGTTAAGACCGTAGTGTCTGAGAGTTTGACTCTCTCCCAGAGCACCATATGCCCTTTTAGCTCAATAGGTAGAGCAACCGTCTTGTAAGCGGTAGGTTGGGAGTTCGATTCTCTCAGGGGGCACCATCGACCTTATATCACTTTAACTCAGCGGAAGAGTGCTTGGCTACGAACCAAGTGGTCGGGGGTTCGAATCCCTCAAGTGATGCCAAATCTTAAATGCCGGCATAGCTCAGTTGGGAGAGCACCTGCCTTACAAGCAGGGGGTCATAGGTTCGAGCCCTATTGGCGGTACCATATATTGCTTTAGCTCAAGGGTAGAGTAATCACCTTATAAGTGATAGATAGAAGTTCGATTCTTTTAAGCAATACCAATACCCAAAGTAGTTGCAAACTCAAAAAGCAACCAAAAAAGGTTGCATTTTCAAAAAGCAACCAAAAAAGGTTGCATATTAACTAAATATGCTGTTTTAGTTCAACGGTAGAGCACTCGACTGATAATCGAGAAGTTGGAAGTTCAAATCTTTCAAACAGCACCAGATGTTGGGTCATACCCAACTAATGTAAGTAGTTGCCGGGGCACCTTACATAAAATGACAAATCATCTGAATTATTTCAGCTCTGAGCCTCGGATACGTATATGCCTTTGTGGTGGAATGGTAGACACTGCGGGTTTAAGCCCCGCTGGCTTCGGTCGTGAAGGTTCGAGTCCTTTCAAAGGTACCAATCGGGGAGATTCTTTCTGCTGTTGGATCCAACTCCCCTCGGGTGATTCCGAAACAAAAAAAGTTACAACGGGGGCGCATTAAGGCAAGGCCGCTGACCAAAACAGTAACCTTCCAATTTGCAAATGGGTTGGTAAACCTCTCTGTGGAGGAAGCTTCCAAATCGAGGGTTAGTTCACTTGGTAGAACGCGCCGCCTGGGACGGTGAGGCAGTAGGTTCGAATCCTACACCTTCGACCAATAGTGGGTTAGTATAGAAGAATTACATTCGGCTTTGACCCGAACAATAAAGGGGCGGTACCTTTACCCACTGCCAATGATGCTGTAGCCAAATAGTAAGGCAAAGGTCTGCAAAACCTTGATTTCCAGTGCAAGTCTGGATAGCATCTCCAAAAAATAATCAATTAAATTTTGACTTTTTTATAAAAATATGATATAATAAATTATAGAAAGTTAAGAAAAAAGAAAAAGAAAAAGGGATATAGCTCAATCGGTAGAGCACGATAATTTCTATTTTCGCTTATTCTCCTCATTTTATGGAAGATTGGCAGAGTCCGGCTGATTGCACCAGTCCTGAAAACCGGATTGCCGAAAGGTGACGTGGGTTCAAATCCTACATCTTCCTCCAATATGTTCTTTTAGCTCAGATGCTCAAACCGTTGGGACTTTCATAAAAAACAGAACCCAACAAGCCTCTGTGAAACACGAAAAATACGCCATATCGACGCCGCCCTCGTGTATAAATAAACGGAAAAGAGAGTTGCCGCTCTCACCAAAAGCGGTAATACGTTCTTTTAGCTCAGACGGTAGAGCAACTGGCTTTTAACCAGTAGGTCGTGGGTTCAAATCTCACAGAGAACACCAGAGTGCCCGAAGTACAAGGGATAGGTTGGGAGCTACAGTGCCCTCAATAACTGATACCTAAGTGATAGCACACCTCTTAATAATGTGTCCCACGCTATAAAAAGTCAGTCAGGGAGTTTAACTCCACTACGCAGTTATGGCACTGCGTCGAAACCCTATTTGGGAGAAATTAAATGAGACGCCTTGGTTTAGGGCAAGTTCGCAATTCTAAACCATTTAATATTGCAGGGTAGAGCAGTTGGTTAGCTTAGCGGTCTCATAATCCGAAGGTCGTGGGTTCGAATCCCTCCCCTGCAAGGTCTCAAGTATAAGCCTCCATGTGGCGAGACTGGATAACCAACTAATTATACAAAATTCTACATCCAAAATAGTAGAGTTCTGCATCCAAAATTCTACTTATAAATAGAACCGACAAAGGAGAAAATTTATGAGTATAATTTATAAGATTACCAATGACATAAATGGTAAAGTTTATATTGGTAAAACGGAATTCTCTATTGAAAAACGTTTTAATGAGCACTATCGAGATGCTTATAAACCCAGTAAAGAAAAACGTCCTTTATATAGTGCGATGAGAAAATATGGTATAAATCATTTTCACATTGAGGTAATTGAGGAATGTTCTTCAGAAGAAGTCTCGCAACGTGAAACATATTGGATTGAGTATTATGACAGTTACGGGAATGGATATAATGCCACTCTTGGTGGAGATGGAAAGACCCGTATAGATGTAGAAGCCCTCTGGCAACTATGGGAAGATGGAAAAGGATTGAAACAAATACACGAGATAACGGGGCACGACTTGAAAATGATTAGTAAAAAATTACAAGAAAAGGGTGTGTCGCAAGAAGAGATTACCAAACGTGGTGTTCAATCTATTTCTAAAAAGGTCTTGATGCTTGATAAAAATAATCAAGTTCTCAATACCTTTAATTCCATTAGAGAAGCGGCGAGGTATTTAATAGATATTTTAAATAAGCCGAGTAGGTTAGAAGGTGGATATTCAACCCATATTTCAGAAGTATGCCGAGGCATTCGAAAGACTTGCCTTGGATATAAATGGCAATATCTCAATAATAAGTGAGCCAGGTGGCGACCTAATACGCAAAGCATCGTGTGGGTGATGTGAGCAAAAACCCATCCTTCGCCAATAGAGGTCAGTTGGCGCTGCTGACGTAAAACCTCACAAGCGCACTTATGACAGTATCGTCTAAATGGTCAGGACGCGGCCCTTTCAAGGCCGAAATGTGGGTTCAAGTTTCCCTCTGCAACCAATAAAAAGCCCTTTCGTCTAATGGTTAGGATATTGCCCTTTCACGGCAAAAATAGGAGTTCAACTCTCCTAAGGGTTACCAATATACAAGTGTGGTGGAATTGGCAGACACTTTGGTTTTAGAAGCCAACGCTGAATAGGCATAAGAGTTCAAATCTCTTCACTTGTACCAATAATAAAATTTGATTATTTTATAAATATGTGTTATAATATATTATAATCAAAAAAAGAAAATAGTTATTTTGGTTTGTTAGTCTAGTGGAAATGACGCCTGTCTGTCACGCAGGAAACATGAGTTCAATTCTCATACGAACCGCCATTTGGCTCGTTAGCTCAGTTGGTAGAGCGGAGGTTTGAAGAACCTCGCGTCATTAGTTCAATTCTAATATGAGCCACCATTAATAATGGGGTATGGGACTGCTTGGAGTGGTCGTCTGTTTTGCAAACAGAATAACAGTAAGGTTCAATTCCTTAATGCTCCACCATTTATTAGGTTTATTAGCTCAGTCGGTAGAGCGTCTGCCCGTTAAGCAGAGGGTCATTGGTTCAAGTCCAATATAAACCTCCAGAGGTTTCGCAGAGTGTTACTCCAAATAAAATAATTCTGTACCCATAACGGGGCGGTTGGGCATCTATCCGTTTCAATTAAATTTGAGAAAAGATGTAAAAAACCATCATCCATAAGGTTATATAGCATGGAGATGCGGTCCTCTGCTAGAATGAGGTGAGGGGCAACTAAGACTCTCCCGAAAGATAAAAAGAGTGAAAGCCAACTAAAAACCTTTTTGACTAACTTTTGCGAAGTTTGTGGCTAAAAGATAAAAGGGGAAATAGATACAAAAATTTAATAAAGTTTTCCGAGTGTAAAAAAGTGAAATAAAATAAACTTACTGAGGAGTGCAATATTCCTGCTGTTCTTAAGGGAATAGATGCCGTGGTCGTGGTTGTGGAAGTCGAAAGAGAAAGTCGTGAGCAGAGACTGATGAGTAAGTAAGTTTATTTTGGGGTTCTTGTAAATAACAAGACAAGGGACAGGGGCAATAATTTTGACCGCCTGTTGTGTAGGGAAATTTTAAAGAATTGGAGTATCTATTTTTTTGTTTAAAAATTGATTTTTTTATAAAAATATGATATAATAAAGTATAGAAAATTAAGAAAAGAAAAGAAAAGAAATAAATAAAAAAGAGGTAAAAAATGGATATGTTGAATGTTTTTAAATATAAAACTTATAGTAGAAATCCTATAAAGAATATAAGAAACTTTTTTCAAAAAATAAAATATATATATCAAAGAGCAAGCAAAGGTTATTGTGATTGGGACTTGTATGACCTTGATAATTTTTATTTAAATTTGTTTTCTAAGTCAATTAAAGAGTTTGCGGATAAAACAAAAAGTATGCCATATAATATGACAGAAGAAGAATGGGATGGTATTTTAAATGAAACGTCTGTTTGTTTTTATAATGCAAATGAAAATAATGATGTTTATAAAAATCCTTACAATATTAACACCGAGAAAGAGAAATATTTTGAGTGTGAAAAAGAAAATTGGGAACTCAGAACAGAACAATTACAAAAAGGCATGAAGTTATTTTCTAAACACATTAGAGATTTGTGGAGTTGAAATTATGTCAAGTATAAATTATAATCCAAAACATTATCAATTAGATAAATTTATAGGAATGTCAAAACAAAATCCTCAAGAAGAGGTTTGGAATGTGATAATTGGTGAATATTCAGATTCAGGTGGCTGTGGTGATTTAGTTGAAATGATGACTTTATCTAAATATTGTGAGCTTACTGGCAAGGATATAAAAAAGTTGAGGCTTTGTTCTGATTCTAATAATATTAATGATTATGAAATTAAAACCCTCTCAAAAGTTGATGCTGATGATAATGTATACTGGACTGCCTTTTCCCCAAAAATTGACGGGATTGTTGGTGGAGGAAATACCGAAGCAGAAGCTCTTGACGAGATCAAAGAAAACTTAATTTATTTATGGGAAAGGGAGAATATGTAATGACACTTAAAGAATTTTTTGAAGGTAAACTAAAAGCAATAAAATGTAATACAGAGGAGCAACATATGGTTTTATGTATGTGCTTTAATCTGATAGGAAAACGAACATACGAGGATAAAATATATATACCTAGGTGGTGCAGTTGGTTTGGTGGTGGCTCTGATACTCATTTTTTAAATAATGGGGATTGTGCAACTACAAAATATTGTGCAAATAATGATATTCCTGTTATCGACTTTGAAGAAATAGATGAACTTAAAAAAGCATTAAATGAACCATTATCCTTTTTTAATAACAAATGCAATATGGTTAGGAGCAGAAAACAAATGACAATAAAAGAATTTTGGGAGAGTTTTGGAGAATCAATTAGAATTGGCATACACTGTGATACACAAGAAAAAGCAGATAAGTTATGTATGGCATTTGACAGACTAGGGAAAACGTGGCAATCTGGTGCAAAATATGAAGAAAACATGACACATTGGGGAATCTATAAAGAAAAGACAATATATTTCAATGACGGTGTATATGGAAGCACGAATGATTATCCTAAATCTTGGAGTAATATTATTGAATTTGAGGACATTGAGGACTTCAAAATGTACAAGTCATTTACCAAAGCTGACTTACATAGTTGGGATATAGTTGTATTTCGTGATGGTAAAGCAGGAATAGTGCGTTTAGATATGGGTTGTATTATAATGAAAAACGGGACTGACGGGTTAGATGACATTAACAATGATTTAATATTCGACACTGACCCTGGTGGTGATATTATGCAAGTTTATAGACCAACAGAACCTTACCAATGCACTTATGATGAAGACAAGTATTATTTAGATGGCAAATTAATGTTTGACCGAAACCCTAAAAAGAAAATGACCCTTGCGGAAATTGAAAAAGAGTTGGGGTATGAGATTGAATTGGAGGGCGCATGAAAAATTTTAAGAACTGTCCACTTTGTGGTTGGGAAGTAGATGTAGTATATAATAATTATATATCAAACGATACAAATCCAGTTGAAATAGATTGTCCTTACTGCGGTTTACATTTTGAGGATTATGATAAAAAAGCTGCCAAGTATAAATGGAACAGAAGAGCACCGATTAAAAGAAAATTTTTAGATATTAAAGATGTAATGAATTTAAAACAAGGTGATACATTACAATTAAAAGAAGGCTATGTAATTAAAAAAATTAAATTTTTAGAAGTACGTAGCAATGAATTTTGGTACGAGTCTGATTTTGAAGACTATGGCGGTTGGTTTTATCTTGATAACTTAAATCAAAATCTTTTTTTATATAGAGAATAGGCAGGAGGAACAGAAATGACAACACAAGAAATGACAAATGGTGAAATGATTGAAACACTTAAAAAAATAATGGTCGATTATAACTGCGGTTACAAAGTATTAACAAAAGATGGCTCGTACGCTTATCCATTTAAAAATGAGATTGACGCATTAACACACTCCATCGGACTACTTGAAAGAGAGGGCAAATATGGCAGAGATTAAACAGGCAATAGATAGTTGTAATAATCTTATAAGTAAATATCAGAAAAGACTTGACGGGGCAGATTTTCATAGAGGGTCTACTATGAGGTCTATAGCGCTTGAGCGTATAAAAATACAGGCTTTAGAAAAACAAAACCCTAAGAAGCCAGTATGGCAAGGGGATTATTTATGCTGTAGTTGTTGCAATACTAATATTATGAAGGGAACACATTGTCACGGCTGTGGTCAAGCAATAGATTGGAGCGAAAGCGAGAATGTTCCAATCAACGGAAAGCATCACATTATAAAAAGCGAGGGAGAATAAGATGCTGTACAAGTGTGAAAAAATAGTAATCACTACCCCAAAAAAACTCATAAAATATAATTGTTCTGACGAATACAAAAATCAAGTTCTTGTTGATAAATGTATTTCTGATGAAATATTATCATTATGGGGAAAAGGAATAAGAACCACTGGGTGTTGTTGCGGGCACGGTAGGGAGCTGGGATTTATTCAAGTTGTAGATGAAGACATTGATAAAATGTTATAGCTTGATTATATCAATTATATTTACCTAAATGATTTTGGCGGAGTAAAAAGAAAAGATGCCTTTATTCCAAAAACATACGGGCATATATATCGGGGCTATTCCGAGGCACCGTTGGGGTAAGTAATGATATACAAAGAAATGAAAGAGCAGATAATTATAACTGGTGGTAGAAGTCAAGGGAAAACTTTATTAACAATGAAAGCATTAGAGGAAAAATATGCTGTTTTGTTGTCTGAAAACAAGCAGTTAAAAACAGAAAACAAAATTCTAAGAGAGTTTAAAAACCGTGCAGAAAGAGATTTCACGGAGGCAGATAAAATGCTTATTCATCTTGAGGATGTTAAACAAAATTTAAGAGTAAAGAGGTTTGAAGAATGAGCAATATCAGTATTGAAAAAACAATTGAATTATTAAATTTATTACGTTTTGACAATAGTATACCATCAAAATTTGTTGACAATCGGAAACTTTATCAATGGGGACGTAATGAGATTATTGACAATACAATCGGCAAAATTAAAGAACTTATAGCAGAAAACGAACGTTTAAAACAAACAAACGAAGAGTGGAATCAATATATTCCGTTCTTGTATGCACACGGATTCTTTCATGAGGAGGTAGAGGAATGACAAACGAAACTCATTTAACACTGGACGAGATTAAAAACTTAACACAAGAGGATATCGTATGGTTAGAATGCGTAGAGAATTTAATGCAAATATCAATAGAAAGCATAGATGGAGAAACTGTTTTCTATGAGTCTGCAGATAAAAATTTCTGTGATTATTTTAGCTTCGGTTTGTTAAATCGTTGCTATTTTATTTATTGGGATATACCTCCCAGAAATGAAATAGAGTCAAGACTGCACGGGGTACGTAGGCGAAAAGGTGGTCCACAGCAACTATACTGTTATGATTGTGGAGAGTGGGTTAAAAATACTCACAAACCCGTCGATGCGAACGATACCACCTTTTGGCACGACCATAGGTGCGACCCTTATAAGATTAAAGAGTCGCTCAAACGCAAGCCATCTTATGATTATTGGAGGTAGAGGAATGAAAGAACAAATAAAACCGTGCCCGTTCTGCGGAGGGGAAGCGGAGATAGATAGGATGTACAGTGTAAATGAAACAGAATGTTTAGAGTATCTTGTTCGCTGTAGTAAGTGTGGAGTATCAATGCTTGAAAACTCCGAAGAAGCAGCCCTGTCAAGCTGGAACACACGCAAATTACCTGAAAACAACCCTTTGACCCTTGACGAGGTTAAGGAGTTGAAAAGTGGTGAAGTTGTGTGGATAAAGCAAGAGGTATATTTAACATCTCAAAAAGAAATACAGCCTGTCGAATTTTACACAGCAATGAAAAAACAATGGCTGTTCTTAATGATCGGCGATTTTGAAGGACATGGTAAGCTTTATGATGAACTTAATAAAGAGTATTTTGTATACCACAACAAGCCAGAAATTGCTGACGTTAGCAAAAAGGAGTAAACAATGACGAAGTATATACACGATGAGTTGTTGTATAATACTAATAAGAATAAAAGAAGGCGAATATTGTGACATCTGATGAAAAAGTGATTATTAATTTATATATTGAAACATTAAATACATTTTTATTGAGAAACAAAGAAAGCGATGATTTGGAATGTTGGATTCCTAACTGTATAAAGTGTTTGCAGTTTGCCGTCGATAATGAATCAACAATAAATGAAAACATATCTTTTTATAATGATATATTAGGTACACTGTGTTTATTAAAAATATGGATTTTTGAAAATTGCGAATATGCTTATATGAATCTCCTTAATAAATATAAAACAATTTTTACACCCGAAGAAGCAGGGAATGCTTTTAAAAAGATATTAGAAAGAATGAAAGAGGATAACGAACTATGATTTATATAACATCAGACACCCATTTTGGGCATGATAAAATGTTTCTGTATGAACCTCGTGGTTTTACCAATATTCAAGAGCATGATGCGCAAATTATAAAAAATTGGAATAAGATTGTGTCATATTGTGACGATGTGTATCATTTGGGTGATGTGATGCTCGGCAATAATGAACATGGGCTTAAATGTTTAAACCAGTTGAATGGTCGTATTCATATCATCTGCGGCAACCACGATACCGATGCTCGGCGCATCCTCTACGCAGATTGTCCGAATGTTGTAGAAGTCGTTGACGCGCGCAGACTGAAATATAAAAAATATCACTTCTTTCTATCTCATTATCCTTGCCTTACCTCTAATGTTAAAGATGGGCGCCCTCCGCATAAAGTTACGATTAGCCTGTGCGGACACTTCCATACTAAAAATCCATTTGAGAACTGGCCTATATGTAGAATTTATAACTGTGAGGTTGATGCTCATAATAATAAGCCAAAACTACTTGATGAAATTATTGAAGAAATCAATAATATTTAACATTTAAAATTTGCTTTTACCACTAATTTATGATATAATAAATTATAGAAAATAGAAAAGTAAAAGACTTGGGAAAATTCTAATGGTTGTAAGAGAAGAACTAAAAAATCAATAATATTATAGAAAGGAAAGTTATTATGTTTATTAAAGTAAAAGTAACTTCAAGCGCAATCGAAAATGTATCTTATGATAAAGATACTCAAACACTTAGACTCGAGTTTAAACAAGGAACTGAATATGACTATCCAAACGTACCAGAAAATGAATTCAACGGTCTTGTGAAAGCCGAATCTGTTGGTAAATATTTTAATTCAAATATTAAAAAATATTCTGTTAAGAGGGTTAAATGATAAAAAATAAAATAGACAAAGAAGACTTATCAAGATTAAAAAAAGATGATATCATATGGATGAAAGTTATTGATATTGACTACGAAGCAATCCCGATAAGGATGGTTAAAGATGTGGATACAAACAAGAATATTATATATTATGAAAAATTTGGTTATGGTGGGGTTAAAATTGCTCCTTTTAGTTTTATTAATAAAATAATAGAATTATATCGTAATAAACCTTCAATAGAAAAAGAATTTAAACTCACAGATGTATATTTACGGGAGGGCGGTGAATATTCACTTTATTGCTGCGAGTGGGCTGAGAATACAGCCAATTATGAAATGCGTAAAGAAGGATGTTTTGCACACTCTCATGGTTGCAATAAAAAAGAACAATAATCATATTATAATCTAAACAAAAGAGAGCTTACTACTCTCTTTTAAATTATCGAAGAGCCAGTGAATTTGAAAGTATTATACGTTAGAGTATGTTTAACCACTTTTTATTAAGCAGTAAACTTCTCTAAAAATAAAATAAATAATAAATAATAAAGGTTACTGTTAATAAGGAGGTCAAATGAAAGAAAAAGAGACACTCAACAAAGGTACGGATTTTCAAATAATCCTGCCTGAAACCGTCAAAGAAAACCTATTACTCCCCGATCCAATATTATTACAACTTTATCAAGATAAACAAGATAGGGTAATTTGGATGTTAGACGAAGTTGACGAAGAGGGGTATGATTGGATTAGTACTATACTTGATTTTAATAGACAAGATAAAGGTATCCCAATCGAGCAAAGAAAACCAATAAAATGTATTATTTCTAATTATGGCGGTTCTCTTGAAATGGCGAAAATGTTATCGGAAATGATTTCATTATCTAAAACACCAGTTTACGGACTCGCAATCGGTATGTGCGCGAGCGCCGCATCAATGGTTTATTTAAGTTGTCATAAAAAATTTGCAACCAAGAATGTAACAATTCTTTTACATAAAGGTAGTTGTGGAAACGTTGGTGGTAATTATACAGAAGTTCAACAATTTATGAAAAACTATGAAAAAGATATTGACCAATTAAGTGAATTTTATAAATCTCATACGGGGATTAGTCCAGAAGAAATTGACGATAAATTATCGAAAGGCGACTGGTATATTTATATTGAGGAAGCTTTACAAAAGAAACTTGTTGATTCGGTAATCACCGATATTGATTTATTTTATTAGGAGGTCGATTTAATGGACTATACTGGATACAAAACTCTTGAATTATCCGATAATGAATTAAGTGACCTATATGCTGGACTCTATGAGTTCTCTGATATGAAAATGAACGAATATGCTCTTATCTCTAATCATGGTGAGATAGTAGATAAAGTCTGTTATAAAGGTGATTCCTTTCGTCACGTTCGCTATCCATCAATTAATGATGGTACTAAAATAATCGCGCCGCGCAATGATTATCAATCTTTAGCAATAGATTTAATACAAGACAAGGATATTAAAGTTAAACTAATTAGAGGTGTTTACGGTAGTGGCAAAGATTATTTAATGACGGCGGCGGCATTGTCATTAATAAATAAGCATAAATTTGAAAAAATTATTTTTATTAGACCTAATATTACCGTTGCAAATCTACCCGACATTGGATATTTACCAGGTTCTGTACAATAAAAATTAGAATGGACACTCGGTCCTATCCTAGACAAAGTAGGCAGTCCAGAAAAAATGAAAACACTTATTACTAAAGGTTCTATTGAAATGATGCCTCTTATTTATATCCGTGGGCGCAGTTTTGAAAATTCAATTATTTATGTTACTGAAGGACAAAATATGAATACCGAAATGGTCAAATTATTAATTAGCCGAGTAGGGGAAGGCTCAGAGTTATGGATTAACGGAGATAATGATGCTCAATGTGATAGACAAATCTTTAGCAAAGACAATGGTTTATTAACTCTTGCGGAAAAACTTCAAGGACAAGAATTATTTGGGACAGTTTACTTACCAATAACAGAGCGTAGTAGTGTCGCGCGCCTGTGCGATTTATTAAACTAATAATATATTAGGGGTGACACAAGTCACCCCATTTTTAAAAAAGGAGGGAGGTCAATGAGTTTTGGAATAAGTTATGTCAGTGGAGATAAGGACAAATCAAAATCAATCAGCGGCGAAAGATATGTTTACTATAAGAGATTATTAACAGACAATAATGGTAGTCTCGCTGGTTTATATTATAAAGCCAAAGATGTATTAGATTATCGTATAGAAGAAGGAGCATCGACTGAAAAAATATCAAAATACTTTTTCTCACTTAGAGATAATGAATATAAAAAAGAAGTTGAGTTACTTTCAAAAACCTATGGTAAAAAGATAACTTCTACTTACAAAGATGGTAGTGCAACGGGTGAAGAGTTGATTAATGCTTTTAATACGACTTTAAATTTAAAAGAAGTTTTTGAACGTAATTTAGCTCTTATTAAAGAAACAGAAGGTCAAAGACAATTAATTATTAGTTTTTATTCTTATTTTAATAAAGAGTGGGAAAAAGAAAGTAAAAATATAATTAATGATATTATAAAATCTTATAAAGAAACTGATGACATTTCTAAGGCAATAAAAATAACTATTACGAATGCTGTTCCAGAATTAACTCGTAAGGCTTTACTATATATGTTCACAGAGGCTCGCGCAGAGTCTGGTATTAAAACTGATCCAGCTCGGCTAAAAAATGCATATCAAGAATTAGCTAAGCCTCTTCGAGATATGAGCAACAATCTTGGAAACGAATTTATTGCTTCTTTTGTCAAAGCATATGAATTGGATAAAATAGAGGATAGAATTATTGATTCTCTTGAAGATATAATTGAACTTCCAAAAAATATCAATAATTTTAAATGTGAGAAATATGTTAATATGTATACTACCGGAGGTTTAGCGGCTGAAAACCTTGGGGCTTATATTGCTGGAGTTATTAATAAGAATTTTAATAAAAAAGGAAATAATTTCAAGAGTACTCAAACTGGTTTTACAAAACAGAAAGCCGATATGATATATACGGTTGGATTGCCAAGTAATCTAATAACAGATTGGATGGAAGAAAATGTATTTGGAACGCGTAGGAAAAATGTCGATGCGGTTCAAAAGCTTCAACAGTCCTTAAGACAATTTGATGAAGGTTTTATTATATATTCAAATGCAAAAAGCTATACTTTGAATAAAAACTTTAGAGGTTTTAGTGCAGGTTCTTCAATAGATTTAAATTCTTGGGATGATATGATGCACGCCATTAATAAAAAAGGTAGAGATTTAATATTCTCTGTTATGCAAACTATCCCGGGCGCAATAGGTGAAGGAAGAGAAGAGGAAGTTAATAGAATGTTCGCGCGCGCAATATCCTCGGCTTTATTCGATGATTTCGATGTAGTTGGAAAAGAAGAAACAACTTCACCAAAAAGCATTCACATTCTTTATTTAAATGGTATTTATTTCCCAATGTCATTTTACTATGACTTATTAGGAAAGTCTTTCGAGGAATATAATAAACAAGAAGCTGAACGTTTAATTAAAGTAGGCATAAAAAGACCAGAGAAAATTAAATTCGATTCTCTTGAAGAGGAAGCCACTTATAGACAAGAAACAGGTGGAAGCACATGGGGCGCGCAGCAACGAGACGCAATGAAGGAAACTACAATTTCTTATCACTTCTTAAGGGGTTTTAAGGAGATTATGAAAAATATCAAATTTAAAAATTGATTTTTATATAAAAATATGTTATAATAAAGTATAAAAAATAAGAAAAAGATTTAGTGAAGGAGTATTTATGTTGATTGAAAAACTTGCAGTAAGAATTATCTGTCCTCATATTAAATTAAAAGTAGATAGTTCCGATATAACTTGTTTTGAATTCGAGACAAATACAATTTTTATTGGTTATGATATTAATGATTATGATAGTTTTATGAATCATATTAAATATATACATAATTGTCAAATTGCTGATAAATATTCTCCTATTTTATGGACATACTTGCACGAAGTGGGACATTATAAAACAAGAAAAAAATTTACTCTAAAAGAAAAGAAAAGATTTTATATAAAAGATGATTTTTATGATTTAGTTTTTGATACAAAAGAGCGAGATGAATTTTTATTTAATGTTGCTGGCGAGTGGGAAGCAACTGAGTGGGCAATTAACTATCTTAAAAAATATAAAATGAAAGGAAAGTTTTTAAACTGGTTGGTAGAAAAGATATGAATAAAAAAGAAAAAAAGTATTCTGATGAAAGTAATGATAACGACGTTGAGTTTAAAAGAAAGACTTGGAATGGTTACTATCAGAGGAAAACCAAAACTAAAAAAGAGAAAAGTATCGCTAAAGAACGAAAAGAGAAGAACCGTTTAAAGAAAGATTTTGAACAACTTTAAGAAAGGAATATAATATGGCATTTATAGATTACGGAGCTATAGCCTTCAAAAACAAAAAACTTATTTCAACAGATATGTTTACACCAATGGAAGAAACTTGTGGATTTTCGGACAAAAAGACAGAAGACCACTTTGACGGAAACCAATTTGTCGTTTGTGGAGACAAAGATTTATACATGGGATTTTATAAAAAATTCATGTGCTGGAAATCTAATTATGACGATAAAAGCGACGACAAGATTTTTAATCCATATCAAGACTTTCAAAAATGGAAATATTGGGAAAAAGATATCTATTATCAGGAGAACAATGACGAAAATTCTTTTGAAAAAACTCGCATTATCATTAAACATAAAAATGGCTACTATGTTGCAAGATGGGAATACAAAGGAGACAAGTACAAAGTATATTTCGGTTATGGCGTTGATTTTGATTTTTACAAGAGAACAAAAAGGGTCAATTATTATAGAAGTCCAGAAAATTATTTAAAAGAACTCAAATATAAAATAAAAAGATGATGGCTATGCCATCATTTTTCTATTAAAAATTGATTTTTAATTAAAAATATGGTATAATATATTATAAAAGAAAATAAAGAAAGGAATAAAATAATGGAGTTTATAATGATGGTAGGATTACCCGCAAGTGGCAAGTCTACTTATGCTAAAAAACTTGCGGGAGAAGAAAACGCTATAATACATTCTTCTGATGCGTTGAGAGCTGAATTATTTGGCTCAGAATTAAATAATGATAATAATAGTTTATTGTTTAAAGAACTGCACAAAAGAATACTCAATGATTTATCTGAAGGTAAAAATGTTATATACGATGCTACAAACATAGATTATAAACACAGAAAAGCATTTCTTGAAAGCATTAAAAAGTTTAATTGTGAGAAAAAATGTATTGTAATGGCGATACCTTATGAAGATTGCTTGAAATATAATATATTGAGAGAGCGAAATGTTCCTGAAGAAGTAATAAAGCGGATGTATCAAAATTTCAATATGCCGCGACCTTGTGAAGGTTGGGACTCTATTAGGATTATTAGAAATTATGCGGAAATAATAATTTAGTAAATAAGTATTATAAATAAGGAGCATTTATGGAAAGAAACTTAAAAATATTTAATAAATTAGAGCTAAGCAAACAATATGTGGAACAACAAGGTTATAATGTTTTTGGAGTATTCTTATACGGCTCACAAAATTATAACTTAGATGATGAGAATAGTGATGTAGATTGTATCGCAATTACAATCCCTACATTTAAAGAGTTTACTTTAAATAAATCTCCTGTTAGTATTACTCATATTACCGAAGAAGGGGAACATATTGATATAAAAGATATTAGATTAGTTTTCCAAACAATGAAAAAACAAAGTATAAATTTATTGGAAATATTATTTACGGATTTCTTCATTATCAACGATAAATATAATAACTATTATTCTCAATTACTTGAAGCCAAAGAAGCAATAGCATACTATAATCCAATATCATGCGTAAAATGTGCTATTGGAATGACATGTAGATTTAATGAAAGAATACAAAATTCTGAAGAAATGTCACCAGAACTTAATAAACAATTATCCCAAGTAATGAGGTTGTTTTATTTTACACAAACTTATATAAATGGACCGAGTTTTAAAAGAAGTTTAATCCCTTTTGATTTAGGTTTTGTTAAGTTAATTAAACAAGGTAAAGTATATAATAATTTAGAAGAAATAAAAAAGTTTTCAGATTATATAACTCATTTAACTCGGGCGCTTGTTAATACTCCTTTAAATTATATAATGTTCCCGCAGACTAATGTTGAAAAATTATTGGATACTATTTCATATAATATAATTAAACAAGCTAATAATGTGTTCCTATATGAACAAGTGTTTGGTGAAATAGAGAAGGCTTGAAATATGAAACTTGAACAAATAAACATTAAAAATAAAAAGGAGAGAAAGATTATGTATATTATCAGAACAGAAAAAGCAGGAGTATTTTTTGGAGAGATTAAAGAACGCAACGGAAGTGAAGCGACATTAACAAATGTCCGCAGATTATGGTATTGGGACGGAGCAGCCTCATTATCGCAGTTAGCAGTAGATGGAACTTGTAAACCCAATAATTGCAAGTTTACGATTAAAGTGGATGAGATGGTGGTGTTAGGAATTATAGAAATAATTCCTTGCAGCGAAAAAGCCACAGCATCTATTCAAGGAGTAAAAGAATGGAGAACTTAGATAATAAAATCCAAGCCTTTTTGTATATTGGCTTTGGTGATAGCTCTAGCGATGGCTCTGGCTCCAGCGATGGCTTTGGTGATAGCTTTGGCTCTGGCTCTGGCTCTGGCTTCAGCGATGGCTCTGGCTTTGGCGATGGCTTTGGTGATAGCTTTGGCTCTGGCTTTGGCTCTGGCTTTGGCGATGGCTTTGGCTCTGGCTCTGGCTTTGGGGATGGTGATGGCTATGGGGATGGCTCTGGCTCTGACTCTGGCTCTGGCTCTGGCTTTGGGGATGGTGATGGTGTAAAAGAATTTAACAAACAGGCTATTTATGTAATAGATAATACGCAAACAATTATAAATCACACTCACGGCAATCTCGCAAAAGGAAAAATATTAAACTCCGATTTAACTTTAACACCTTGTTATATTATTAAACAAAATAATACCTTTGCACATGGTGAAACTGTAAGAAAGGCTCAACAAGCATTAATGGCGAAATTGTACGAAACAGACAGCGAGCAAGCTATTGAGGACTTTGTTAAAAAATTTAAAGTAGGCATCAAATATCCTGTGTCTGATTATTACGAATGGCATCATTTTTTGACAGGAAGTTGTGAACAGGGCAGGCAGGTATTTATGGAAAATCACGACATCAAAATCACTGATACCTTTACGGTTGAGGAATTTATATCCTTAACGGAAAATGATTACGGGGCAGAAGTAATAAAAAAACTTAAAGAGAAGTATTGAAATACCAACTACTACTATAAATTTAAACAATAAAAACAACAAATATATCCTTAGAATTGACTTAAATAAAAATTATTATCAAAGGAGGCAATATGAAATATTTTATTTTAGCAGATATACACGGATACTATGACCAAATGTTAGTTGCATTAAATAAAGCTGGATATGATAGAACTAATCGTGACCATTTCCTAATTAGTTTAGGAGATGCCTTTGATAGAGGACCAAAACCAAGAGAAGTAATGGGTTACCTTTTAAATACTTATCCTGATAGGCGAGCACTCATTCTTGGTAATCACGAAGACTTAATGGAACAAGCAATTTGCCGCAGAGCCTTCCAGCCACACGATGATAGTAATGGAGCCATTGAAACTGCAAAATTAATCACTGGCGCACACAACGAATTTGATTCGTTAATAAAATTAAGAGATGATTGTCTTTATAATGATTACATAAGCTCTTGTCAAGATTATTTCGAAACAAAAAACTCAATCTTTGTACATGGCTGGATACCTACTGAAACTATTAATCGAAAAGTTAAAGCCATAGATGACTGGCGCAATGCTTCAAAAGATAATTGGAGGTCTGCTCGTTGGATAAATGGTATGTTAGCTTGGTATAATGGAGCCTTTATCCCAAATAAAACTATCTATTGCGGACACTGGCACTGTACTTGGGGCAAGTGTTATATAGACCATACATCAAAAGAGTTCCCTAATCCGTATTCAACTAACCCGGCGCATCGTGTGCTCGACTGGTCTCCTTTTCAGAAAGAAGGCATAGTTGCCCTTGATGCTTGTACTGCTCTTTCTGGTATAGTAAACTGCGTAGTTATCGAAGATGAACAAATAAATAAATAAATAAAGGAGAAACTGAAATGATTGGATTTTTAATAATGGTAATGGCTGGTTGGGTAATTTATCTAACAATCCCAGAGTATACTTGGCTTGGACAAATTTTTAATATGGGTGGGGCATTTGGTGCAGTAATGTGTTATCAAATGACAAAAGAAAGAATTAAACGATTAGAAGATATACTACATAAAAAAAGTACAATATTATTAAGGTATAAAAACTATATAGCCGAAATTAAATATTCTGATGCAGATGGTATATTTTACGGAAAAGTTAATCAGTTAAAAGATTTAGTTATGTTTGAATCCTCAAACTTAAAGAAAATTAAAAGAGAATTCCATAAAACAATCAAAGATTATATCCGTTTTAAAAAGATTAAAGAAAAACACGAAAATTTTAATCATCTAAATGATATAGATTGTAATAATTGTCGTTTTCTTACTTTAACAGAGCAAGAACAAACTAATAAAAGACAGCCACATATCTGCAATTTATACAACACTCGTGTTTTCCATAACACACCCTTAAACGAAACTAAACTATATCCTTGCAGAGATTGCGTAAAAGATGACTGTATAAACTTTAGACGAGACGGAGCATATGGAGTATTTGAAGAAGATAAAAATTAATAATTGCGCCCGAGTCCGTCATATCAAATGATGCTCGGGCGCAATCCACGTAAATAACTAATTTAATGACTAAGCCATCTACTACGAATTACCAGATATTCCCTGTATGTACGTATATATGTACGTATATATGTACGTATATCCGTACTCCTTCTGCTAATTGTCAAAATTTTACTATTAGTCTTAAAAAAATATAAAGAAAAGAAAGAAAAACTACATATAAGTAAATAATAAAATATATATATTAATAACTAATTATTAACTAATAAAACAATAATTTTCTTCTTATTTAATCTAAAAACCAAAAAACCGAACGCACGGGGTGAAACGCGAAGCGTTTCAACCGGCATTAGCCGCTAGGCTAATGCCTTCATGTGCGCAAAACATAGCGTATATACGTACATATATACGTACATATATAACCAATCAATATGTACATATATACGTACACAAACCCTACCCAAACACCCCATCAGACCCCTCGCGCATAATTAACCAATAAGCACAAATATATGTACATATATACGTACATATATACGTACATATATACGCATATTCTTCCGCGCAGGTCGGCCGCATTTAATACGCACATAAGTTCCACTCCAGACTAAAGGACACCCTCTCCGACAACCAACTCTCCTTTATACCCCTCTACCACCCCTAAAAACTTGATTTTTTCTCAAAATTCTGTTATAATTAAATAAAGAAAATTAATAAAGAAAGGGCAAAAATTTGGTAAAAAATTATGAAAATCAATAAAACTGAAATCTCCGAAAAAGCAAAACAAATTATTAATGATTTGGTAGAAAATTATTCTTTTCTTGATTTTATTTCTGAAATTTCTTATAAAAATTTCTCAAATTGGGAAGACTTAAATCAAAATTACTCAAACAAATATGAAATCAAAAATGGAGCTTCTCGTTTTGTAATCTACGAAAAAGAAAATCCAAATTTCGTTTTAAAATTTCTTCGTGAATACGGCGATTCTAAATTTTACGATTCTGAGACAAAAACCAAAAGCCCAATAAACTATAACGAAATTGAAACTGTTATTTATGAATATGCTGAAAAAGAAAATATTTCAGAATTTTTTGCTTGGAGTTATAAACTTTTTGATTTTGACTTTAACGGAAAAATTTTACCAATTTATGTAATGGAATTTATTGATTCTGACGAAGATATTATTTCTGAGGATTCTGGTGATTATCAATTTAAACTTTTTTGTGAAGAAGAAGGACTTGATCCAGAGGATGAGGAATCAAGAGAAAAATTCAATGATAATAATCATTGTTGTGTTAACGGAACCGATGCAATGTTAGAATTTGCAGAAAATTATTGGGGAGAAGAAGAATTTAATTCTGTTTCAAGTTTACTGGAAAGAGCTAATGTTCACGATTTACATTGCGGCAACTGGGGTTATAGAGATAATCAATTAGTAATTATTGACTATGCAGGTTATGATAATGTTTGTCCACTCGTAGCAGAGAGGGTTTAAATTATTATTCTACGTACTCGACATTAGAGTTCCGCGCCGGTTCGCGCCATCAATGTATTTCTCAACCGTTTTCTACGTAAATAATTAATCAATTAAAACTTGATTTTAAATTAAATTTATGCTATAATTAAGTATAGAAAATTAGGAATAGAAAATTAAGAAAGAGGTAGTTATGGAAAACTTAGTAATTAAAAGAAGAATTTACAAAAGAACCCAAACAGTTTGTACTGTTGAAATCGATCAAACTTATATTAATGAACTTAATAGGGATATCGCCTCGTGCATCGTCTATCCAGAAGACTTTGTGCCACTTACTCTTGAGGAAATAGCTCAACTTATTTATAAAAATGAGATAGATTTTGAGCCAGATAACCGGCTCGTCAAGGATTTAGATTTTCGTGTCTTTGAGAAAAGCTATAAGTATACTTATCAGCTCAGTCTATTTCAGTATGTTAGGTCTTATATTAATGATGACCTTTGTGAGTATGAAGATATTGTGGATGAGGACGTTGATAATATGGTAGACCAAGTAACTGCGTCGGGGTCGGAGTCGATATTCGTGCATCTTAATGATTAAAGAAGGAGAGTAAAATTATGAGTGAATATGTAGATTTCTATATTCGTTCCCACGGAGATGAGTTTATCCCTCTCCAAAGCTTCTGCAGAGTAACTCCAATCTACGGAACATTAACTTCTGTCTTACCTTATGGAAAAATAAAAGCCGTCAACCTTTTTCTATTAACGCAAGTAAAACAAAATTTAGAAAGTCAGGCAAGGCATATTAAGCATGAAATAGAGTTACAAAAAGAAACCCTTAATTTTATTAAAAATACAAACGATTTACTTGCTGACAAACTAGCCGCGCGCGACGATGCGTTAAGGACAATAGAGGAGTATGACGATGAGTTAGACGTCGTTAATTCTAATATCAACTTTGTTGAGGTCTTTATTGATGTTTTAAGTCAATTAAACTATAACGGTGAATATAATAAAGAAAAATTTCTTTATGCTGGAATTGAATGCGGCAGTCCAAGCATTGAAGATATAGACGAATAAGGAGTGATTAATTATGAAAGCTCAAGTTACACTAACACTGCTGGTTACTCTCGATTCAGACGACCTTGATGTAAATGAAGAGATTACCAAAGAACAGTTCACAGAAAAAGTTATGAAAAAAATTGAAGATATTGAATTATCAATAAATCAGAGTTTTGATGATGCTTATATAGAAATAATTGATACTTAAAATTTGATTTTTTTCTGAAATTATGATATAATAAATATAGAAAGTAAGAAAGAAATAACTTATTTACTTACTTACTTAACTGGACAAGGAAAAGTCCTAAAACCCAACGGCTAAGGTTGTAAAGGGCGAGGTCTTTCGTAATGACCAAGGGCTCACAACTAAGCGTGAGAGGGTATCTTTGCCCTTAGAGAAATCCAATCTTCTTGATAAAATCGGGCGGACACGGTTTGAAGTCCCCACTCTCAAAACCAAAGTAAAGACAGGGACAAAGTCTTTAACGCCCACTGTTGCGGGAAACAATAAATCCCATTCAAGTTGGAGCATCGCTCCGAGGTTTAGGAGTCTGAGAACTGAAGTCAAGAACTTAATTTTCTCACTTTCCCCGTGAGCCTCCTTGATTAGGCTTTCACACAAGTGCCTCCAATTAATACTAATTGGTTTTCGTTCTTCCGCTGAAAGAAGACTCGACTGTATAGTCGTACAACTCCTTTCCTAAAGAATGAACAGAAAAAATTTGATTTTTTCTGAAAAGTGTGTTATAATTAAGTATAGAAAGTGAGAGAGAAACTAATCCTCTCTTTCCTCCTAAATTATTCCCTCTCACTTCTCCTAACAGTTAATATTTAGAGAAAGTAATCTCTAATTTATTATAAAATAAAAACTTGCGTCACCGGCAATACGGGTGAGAAAGAGGTAAATTATGACTAATCGCGAATTTATGGGCGAAATCGTTGAAGGTGCAGTTGTTACTGCTGAAATGGCTGAGATGGCAATTAAGGCTATTGCTGCTATGGACAAAGAGAACGAGAAGAGACGTGAGAAGGCTTCCAAGACTGCTCTTGCGAATGCTCCACTCGTAGAAAGAATCGTCACTGAGATTCTCACTGACGCTCCTCAGACTGCTACTGAGGTAGGTGCAATCCTTGGTACTTCTGTACAGAAGGCAAGTGCTTTGCTCAGAACCGCTGTTGCAAACGGTCAAGCAGTAGCTATTGATGTTAAGGTACCTAAGAAAGGTACTCAGAAGGGTTATACCCTTGCTGAGGCTGAGGCTGATGAGGCTGAGGTTGAGGAAACTATCGAAGCCTGAACTTCGGTAGGTAATTAAGAAGGAACCAGTAATCGATGTGATTACTGGTTCTTTTGTGCGCCGGCTCGTATTTGTTTGCGCGCGGGTCAGTGTTTGTTGCTGGGTTGGCGGCCGCGCGCAATTTCGTCGGAAAAAGTATACAAAAATTCCGACGAAAAAGGAGAGGGCAATCCCTCTCCTCTTTTTCACTTAACTTCACGCTCTGTTTTAAGTTTTGCCTTCTCGGCTCTCATCTTAACGTCGCGCGCAATCTTTACTGCCTTATCCTTGGCATCCTTTTTCGCCTTTTCCTCTTTTTGTCTTTGTTTAATCTGATAATCCTCTTGCATAGAGTATCCGTCATAAATATCGCCTTCTCTGCTACCAGTAGGAACCTTAACAGTGAATACTATGAACTGCTCTTCACCCTCGCTGTCAACTACTGGAATGCACACCTCGTTTGAGCCAGTTACTAAGACTTCTTCATCTGCCGCCGCCAATATCTCTTTAAGTACATCAACATATTTTACTCTCAACATATCATTAGTTTTCTTGCTCATATCCTACCTCTTTCTGTCTTTCGACAATTAAAATTTTATTTTTTATTATACTTTATTATACCATATTTTTGTGAACTGCGTATGATTAAATTATTAATTTTTTGTAAACAATTTTTGAGTTCTTTTGAATTTTCTTTTTATTTCTTTTTCTACTTTAATTATAACATAATTTTATAAAAAAATCAAATTTTGATTGACCCAGTATTTACAAAACTAACAGCTCGCAGCTCCTATGCCGCAGCTCCTATGTTGTAGCTCGTAGCTCGCAGCTTCTGCCGACGGGTCGCTCTGCTCCGCGTAGCTCACTCAGTGGTCTGCCGCTCACGACCGTACGCTCACCACGAACATATGTTCGACCAAAATTTGGAAAAGACTGGAAGAATTTGGATTGGGAAAAATTGTAAAAACTGGGAGTTTAGACGTCATACGTCTAAAAAAATTTGGGAAGTCATTTGACTTCCCTTTTCTTTTGTGGTATCCTCCAACAGGCACGATTTACATTTCTTGACATTTTTTTATGTTGAGCAAAACATTTTGCCATTATTTGAACTTCAATCAGCACATCAGCAAGACCCGTATGACTCTCTATAAATTGTTCATCTTTTATTAAATATCTATACACAACTTCAGCACTCGTTTTAATATTTCCTGCCTTGCTGATAAAATTATTATCAAGACAAAATTTTACAAAACCTTTTTGTGTACAAAGCACTTGACAAGCCATATGCCAAATACAAAATGTTTTTATGCCCTCTGGTAAAAACTGGATAATCGAGGATTTTGATAAATATTTTTGGGTAGTCCCCAATGCTCTACTATCAAAGCCCATATTGTAAGCCCCAGCCTCCTTAATTTTCCATTCTTTAATAACCTCTGCTATTCTGTTTTTTGCCTCCGTAAAGGTAACTACATTGAAAAGCTTATTGGCAATTCCTTCCAGATAAAGAGGAATTTTCTTTGCATAATAGGCTGTTTTCATTTTTTCTGCTTCTTGGTAAAAAATGTCAGAAACAATAAAACTCTCAGCGTGGTATATTTTTCCATTTCGGTCAACAACTGCAAACCCTAAATCATAGACAAGTGGACACTGGAAGGAATTGGCAGTTTCGACATCAAGCACCAGATAGTAATTTTTTTCCATTCGTAAACTCCTTATTTAATTTATACTCTTATTATACCATAAATAATCAGTTTTGTCAAGTACTTTTTTAAAATAAATTTAGACGTCATATGTCTAAAATCTTTAAAAAGGAAAGGGAGATTTCTCTCCCTTTTTTTACTGTTCTGATTGTACTTCTTGCTCAACCTCAGGTGCAACCTCAGGCTCAGCCTCCATAACAAGAGAATAACCTTTGAGAACACCTTTACCCTTAACTTTGTAATCAGCAACCCTGACCTTATTAAAACCAACAAGGATTTTACAGAGGGCGGAAGCCTTTTGTGTGCTAACATTGAGTGCTTTTGCAATATCACTTGCAAGATAAACAGTATTCGGTTTAATACTCTTTAAGATAATAGCACAAAGTTTTTCGTTCTCAACCTGAGTAGGAGTAGGGGCGGCAACTTTTTCAAGGAGTGTTTTAGCAAATGCAACAATCTCTGGATTTGTTATGCCAAGAGAAACGCAATTAAGGAATTCTTTCTGTGTAAGTGCCATAATTTACCACTTTCTTTCACACTTGGTAGTGAACACCGAAGTTTTATTTAGTAAGTAACTTTCTCTCTTACTATGCTACTATTATACCACATATTCATTCTTTTGTCAAGTACTTTTACAAAAGTTTTTTATTTTTTTTGAAATAAATTTAGACGTTATACGTCTAAAAATTTTCAAATGGAAAAAGGGACTTAAAGTCCCAAAATTTTCCTTTGTTCTTTTGCCAATTTTTGTGGTATCCTCCAACATAAACGGTTTATATTTCTATCAACTTTTTTATGTTGTGCAAAACATTTTGCAAGAATTTGAACCTCAATAAGAACGTCTTGTAAGCCTGTGTGCTTTTCCTCAAAACGTGGCTCTCTCATCATATAAGCGTATACGACCTCCGCACTTGTTTTTATGTTACCACTCTTTGAATAAAAACCATTTTCCAAACAAAATTTAATGTAATACTTTTGAGTACAAATCAGTTGACAAGCCATATGCCAAATACAATGAACTTCGACACCATAGGGCAGGAAATATCTGTATTTTGATTTGCTTAACCACCTTTGAGTTGTATTTAAAGCAGTGCGGTCAAAGTGGGCATTATAAGCGAAAACTTCCTTTATTTCCCATTTATCAATAACTTCTTTAATTTTCATTTTTGCTTGGAAGAAATTTACAATTTGAAATCTTTTTTCAGCAATACCCTTTACATATTCTGGAATTTTTTCAGCATAATAAGCAGATTGCATTAACTCTCTTTCCTGACAGAAAATGTCAGAAATTATAAAACTTTCAAGATGGTAAATTTTTCCTTTTCTGTCGCATACAGCATAACCTAAATCATAGACAAGGGCATCCTCTGTTGAATTTGCGGTTTCAACGTCAAGTACAAGATAATATTGTTTTTTCATTATGTGGG